TCTGCCGCTGACGGCGGGCGGTTGGCGGGGCAAGCGCTACCGTAAGGAATGAGGGCGCCGCAGCGCCCCCACATTTTATGTAGGGGCGTGGGGCTAAACGCCCCAATCCCTCGCGATCAGGCGAGCCATCCAGCGGCCGATGAATGCAGTTCCGACGCCGTCCGCCAGGTGGTTGCCGTCAGCAGCAATCATCGTCGCGAGATTATTGGCGTTCAGGATCGCCCCGCCCGGATTGCCTGTGAGCGGGTGATAGATGCTGAACTTGTCGGCCCATGCGGCAAAAGCTGCCTGCTGATACGCTTCCAGAGCTGTCGCTGCGGCCGAGCTGACATTGACCGTCGTCGGGACACCGAAGACGCTGATCGGTATATTCGGGTTTGCCGTGCGCAACTTCTGCCAGCAAGCAAGATTGTTTGCTTGAGTGTTCTGTCCATTATCGTTGATCGACCCAAACACAACGATTGCATCGAGCGCTTTCATCTGAGTGTCGGCGATACGATAGTCGCTGGCCCAGTTCCAGTTGACCCCACCGTACGCAACGTAACCAGTGCCTCCTACCGAGCAGAAGAACGGCTCGACGCCCAATAGTTCCGCAGCGACTGATGCGATGTTTCGGCCGGTCCAACTGCCCGATGCACCACCAGCGCACCAGCTGTCCGAGAAAAATCCGACGACCGGCTTGCGTTTTGGCTTCCAAACGGAAGCCCCTGTCTTGATCCATATCTCCATCAGGCACGCGCCAGCCGAGACCTCGACGCGCACCTTATGCACGCCTGGCGTCAAAAACTGAATGGTCAGCCAATCGAGCGATGCGTCAAATGGCTGCGGATCGGTCGTCTGATAGACGTCGTCGACAGCAACCCGGTACTTGAACGGATTATTGCCGTTTCTATAGTACTTGATCATCACGCCGGCGGTAGCCGTAGTGAAAAGGCCCACGTCGGTTTCGAATTCGATGATTGACGTCACTCCCACCTGAATGGGCAGTGTGGGTGGGTTTGTGTAATTGCCGCCTGTGGCCGAAACCATCACCAGGTTGGCGCCGTAAGATCCTGCTATCGAGCCGTAGAAGTTGATCTTCTCGGTTGTGGTCCTCAATGAGACGGCTGAACCTGCGGCAAGCGGCGACCTGTCGATCGTGATCGTCATAGCCGTCGTATCGATCGCAGTAATGACCGCGCCGAGGGGGACCTTCGTCGGGTAGTTTGCTGCGGATACCGCTTCAATGAGCGGCTGGCCCACAGCAACACCCGAGAGGGACGAGACGCTCGTGATCGTTTTGGACCCCACCGTTATCGTTCCCGTAAACGATGCGGTGAACCCTGCCGAGACAGGCAAGAGGTTGCTGAATCCAGTGGTGCTCGGAGCGGACGAGGGCGACGCAATAGTCGCGGCCGCCGCAGAGACCGGATTGAGCATCAGATTGACCAGCGCTGCGGCAGCTGTCGCCCGCTGCAGTCGACCAAGACGGAAATCAGCATCGTTAACAAGTGCGCCCATTTGCAATGCCTCATCTAGAGTGACCATGACAGGCTATTGCAACCTGCGCACCGTCGACAAGCGACCTGTTCTAAGCAGTTCGCCCATAAAGTGGCCGACCATCGGACCCCGTCAGAAACTGCCCATCTGCCCCCGTCAAACGCTCATAGACGAGGCCATTGACGATGAGGTACTCGGGCACGCCCTTGGTCGGGGAGAGCGGCCCGCTGAGCCCGCGCGTCATCCCGAAGCCGGGAACCCGCGCCAGCTCGCCCCGCTTGGAAACCCGCGTCGATCGCATCAGACGAAGCCCGCGACCGTGGCGTAGACGCCGGACGGCGGACCGCCGGAGACCGCCGCGCGGATCTTGCACTGGCCGATCTCGAAGTTGCCGGCGCTGGCGGCCGTGAACGTCACGTACGTCGTGCCGCCCTGGTCCACATCGAACCACGTCGTGCCGCCGTCGATGGACGCCTGCAGCTTCACCGTCGCTCCGGAGAACGTGCCGCGGTCCACGACGAACGTCCCGGCCCCGCCGGGCCAATCGACCGCCAAACCCGTGGCGGCGCCGTTCGAGAGCAAGAAGTAGATCGCGTCGGCCATGTGGCGCTCCGGCTGCGTGGCGTGGTTTCGCGCGGATTGTAGCCGATCTCGCGGCGCTTGTCGATTTTGTCCGGAGTGGCGATTGACATACACAAAAGGCCGACATACTGTTCGGGTCTGTCACCCCTCGAACACGGAGAGATCAGCGACGTGACGAATGCTGCCGACGATGAAGTGACCGTCCGCATCCCGCGCCGGGACTACGAACGGATCAAGCAGAAGGCCGAGAAACTGGCGACCCGCAGCGGCCGGATGTCGTTGCGCATCCCGCACGCGCTCATGAAGGCCCTGGACGCCGCGCACAAGAAGACGCGCCGGCCCAAGAGCCAGATCGTGGTCGATGCGCTTCGGGCGGCGCTGGGCAACGCCAGTGTTCTTGAGTAACGACCGACGACAGGAGGATTACCCGATGGGATTGTACACTGAACTATACGTCTGCTGCGAACTTCGTGGCGATATCCCGCCCGAAGCTGTGGACGCGCTTTACTACATGGCGGGGGAAGTCAATACGCGCCCGACGACATTACCATCGCACCCGCTATTCGAGGGTGCTCGCTGGCCGTACATGCTGCGGAGCTGGAGCTATTACTTCGTACCCTATGCTGTGCAGAAATTCCAGTATAACTACATCGGCAGAAACTACATGCTGATCGCCCGATCTGACTTCAAGAATTACGATGATGAAGTCAGCCTGTTTTTCGATTGGCTGGCCCCGATGCTCGACTGTGAACCTGGGCAACACATCGGCCACTACCGCTACGAAGAAGACGCCGTTCCGACACTGGTGTTCGCCCCGAACCGCCACGTCACGCCGAAGATTGAGGACACTGTCGCGTGACCCGCTTCGACGCCATCCGACGGCAACATCCAACGCTGGGCTTCGCGCTCTACGCGTACGAGCCCGGCGCCGGGGTGACGCTGGAGATCATCGACGAGACGGGGGACGTGTTCACGGTCCGCGGCGAGACGGCGGACCAGTGCCTGGCGACGGCCTTCCCCGAGACCGGGGCGGGCGAGACGGAAGCTGCCGGGGCGGAAGTTGAGAACGTATTGGATTGATGGAGGGAATGATGACTGATGACGAGATTGAGAAGTATGAACACATCCGAGGTCCCCGAGCCGAAGGATATCTCCGGGGTATCCGCGCTGGCAAGGCTGAGCGCGACAAGCTGGCGGCCCGCGTCGCCGAGCTTGAGGCTGCGCTGAGGTTCTACGCCGAGCGCATGACGTACACCGCCCGCTCTGGGATGGAGTGCGGCATTACCCGCGATCACTTCGGAGATCGTGCCCGCCGCGCCCTCAAGGATACCGCCCATGGCTAATAATTTCGATGAAATCCGTAGCTCAAGAGCCATAGTTGCTCGGCGGCAAATACACTCTGATTGTGGCGGAGCAACAGTTTACTGTGTAGTTTTAGCCGATGGCTTCATTCTGGAATGCGGATCTGACGGATACTCACCTGAACGGGCGCGTATTCTAGCTGAGGTGATCAACGCATCCGCCCCAGAACGTTTTAAGTTCGGCGCTGTCAAGGATGCCAGGCCATGATCACTGACGAGATGGTCGAGGCTGCGGCGCGATCTGACGCTTCGATCGACGGGCGAAAGTGGATCGCGATGCCGCGATCCGAGCGGGAGCGGTACATGGCGCGCTCTCGCGCCGCGCTGATGGCAGCGCTGGACACCGTCAAGGCCGAGCCGGTGGCGTGGTTGAAGACATGGCGCTCCGCTATACCCGGTGCATGCGAAGAAATGCGGCGCGTTGATCTGCGGCCGGATCTTGAGCCATGGCTAGCCGAGATTGGTCCGATGGTTCAGCCCCTCTACGCCATCCCGATCCCGGCGATCCCTCCCGGCTGGCGCCTCGTGCCGGAGGAACCGACGCCTGAGATGACGCAGGCAGCAGCGCGCGAAATCTGCAAGGGCTGTGGCGAAGACCCCGATCTCCAATGCGCTGATGGCGGCGCAAAGATTACACTAGAACCTCTTTGGAAAGCCGGCGGCTACGATACAATCGCAAGGCGCACGCTGATGGCGGCACAAGCCGCCATCAAGGCCCCAGCGCCCGTCACTTCAGGTTCTTCAGCTTGTACAGCGCCGTCTGATAGGTGTTGACCAGGCCGTCCACCAGATTGCCGAGCGCCGCGTTGTTCTTGGAGATGCGGTCCCGGTTGTCGGAGATCCACCGGACGTCGGCCTCCAGTACCCCGATGATGTCGGACGGCTTGGTGTAGCCGATGGCCTCGAAGTCGATCAGGCCGTACTGGCCCTGATAGGCTTCCACGAGCTTGTCGATGTCGTCCAGCACGGCGTCGTAGAACTCGCCCAGGGCCATGTGCTGGGCGAAGGACTTCGTGGCCCAATGGGCCTGATGGGCGGCATTGCGCGTCGAGAACACGAGCGCGGCGAGCTGTTCGATCATGGATTGCGGTCTCCGGTTTCCCGGAGGCATTGTATGAAATTCGGACCGATGGAGGAAGACAGATGCCGATTGCAATCGAAGCCGGAGCAGTTCTTGCCCCGCCACGTGTTCAATGGAACCACGTTGACGGGCCGTATCTCACGTGGGCTTGCTACGGACACTGGCTCACGTGGCGCCAGCGTCTCAAGCTGCGCCTGAAGCTGGTGACTGTGCAGGACATCGCCAACGAGGTTTGGCCGCGCCGCCCATCGTTGATGCGCGACGCCCTCGACATGCGCCCGAACCGCCTGATGTGCCTGGGCTCGGGGCAACCCGTCAACTTGGGCGAACGATATACCCTGAAGTTCGAGGACGGACGCGCCTATTGGGAGAGCCAGCCATGAGTGACGCGCGTTTCCACGACCACGCCATCCGGTTTCTGCGCTGGCGCAAGAAGCGGGCGCTGATCAAGCGCGGCGCCGGCAATCTGCACTGGACCGATCTGGAAGCCGTCGATGTGGTGTTCCGCATGCGGAGCCGGGGCTACAAGATGAAGGGCTGGCCGGGCGCCCGCATCGCCAAATACGATCGCGACTTCGCGCTCTGACGTCGTGTTTGTCCATTTTGACGATTGACGACGCACGCTACGGCTGATATCTACTGACGCTCGTTCAATAACGAGAGAATTTCCCGATGGCGATGTCGAACTCCGAGCGCCAGCTTCGCTGGCAAGCTCGCACGCGCCTTAAGGCGTCCTACTTCGAGGTCCAAGATCAGCGACGCCGCGAAGTGTTGCGGCGCCCCTCTCCTTTGGACGACACCCCGGAAGGCCGGGCGATCAAGCGGTTCTTCCTGAACTACCCTCGGTGCCACATCCTGCCGTCGGGGCTTTGCTACGGCGATCTCGAAGGCCAGTGGACGATCGATGTCGATCCATACGCGGCCTCAGAATTCGAGAAAGCCGCGGCTCTGGTGGCATTGGGCGAAGTCTCCAGCCTAAAGGCTTCCGTCTGGGGTGAGACCGAGGACAAGGTCACTGAGTGGCGGGAAGAAGACCTTCCGGTGCCGACAGTTTGCGCTGAAGTTACGGCGCTCCGCGAACTCGGGCTGTGGGGTGACGAGTGAACATGCAAACCCCGAACCCGTTTCGCACGCTGTGGGCGCTGGGCTATCGCGACCTGCTTCCGGTCATCCCGCCAAATGCCAAGCTGCGGCCCAAGTCGCACATTTCCAGCCTGGGCAAGTCACCGGGCCTACTCTATTCCGATGGGCTGTGGGGCGGCATGGTCAACTGGACCAAGCACGTCACGACGGAAGCCGATCTGGACCAGTGGGGCGCCATGGGCGCGTCTGTCGGGCTGCGACGTGGGCAGGCGTTTCTGCTGGACATCGACGCTTACGACGAAGCGACCGGCGCGCTGATCGAAGCCAAGGCGATCGAGATGCTGGGGCCGGCGCCATGCCGCGTCGGTCAGTGGCCGAAGCGCGGGCTGCTGTACCGAACCGACGAGGACATGGCTATCTCGGCGCTGCGCTTCGTTTCCGATGGCGGCCCGGGGCAGATCGAGATCCCGTTCCAGGCCGTCGTCGCGGGCATTCATGCCAAGACGGGAAAACCGTATCAATGGCCACGGGCCGTTGTTCCGTTCGCGGATCTTTCCCTTGTCACGCGCGACGACATGGCGGCGTTCATGGCCGATATGCGGCGTGTGCTGCCCCAGGCCGAAGCAGTCGGCGGCGCCGGCATCGACAAGGACAACATCAATCAGACGGCGCTTCGTGGCGACCCGGACCTGCTCGAAGATGCGTTGGCCTTCTTGCCAAATGAAGGCGCCGACTATCACGGCTGGGTGAAGATGGCGGCCGCGTGCCGTGCGGCCTTCGAGGACTATGGTCGCGGCTTCGACGCATTCATGGCGTGGTCGGACAAGGCGGATATCGCGAACCCGACCGAAAACCCGGCGAAAATGTACAGCGGCCTGGGGCCACGCTTCGCGGTCGGGGCGGAGCATATTCTGTCGGCTGCGCGCAAGAGTGGCTGGACAGGCGACGCCATGCGATGGCTGGAGCCGGCGCCGGGGCCTTCTCTTTTTCCGGAAAATGAAGGCTGGGCAAATTCTGGTAGCGAAACCGCTGCGAGCTATGCGGATGGCAAACCCCGCTTTGATCTGGTGCCGTTTGACGAAGCGGCGGCGACGGCGCTGCAGGCTTCCGCCGCGCCGCTGATCAAGGGGCTGTTGGATCAAGGCGCCATGACGGTGCTGTACGGCGAGAGCAACGCCGGCAAGACCTTCGTCGCCATGGATCTGGCCTACCACGTCGCGCGCGGGCTGGATTGGGCAGGCATGAAGACGACGCGCTTGCCCGTGGTCTACATCGCGGCTGAAGGCGGCCTGGGTGCGCGCAAGAGAGCCGCCGCGCTTATGAAGCGGTACGGAGGCGTCGGCGACTGGCTGCAATTTCTGTTGCGCCCGGTAGACCTGTTGCGCGCCGACGCGGATCTGAAACCGCTGATCGCGGCGCTAGGGGCATTGGGCACCGATCGTCGGCCTGGGTTGATCGTCGTCGATACCTTGTCGCGCGCCATGGCTGGGGGCGACGAGAACGCGCCGACCGACATGGGCGCGATGGTGCGGCACCTGGACGTGCTGCGCAAAGCGACAGGCGCACATGTCATGGTCGTGCACCACAGCGGCAAGGATCGGGCGCGTGGGGCGCGCGGCCATTCGTTGTTGCGGGCGGCCACGGATACCGAGATAGAGGTCGCTGACCGACAGATCGCCGTCACGAAGCAAAGGGACCTGGACAAGTCATGGTCCGGCGGCTTTGACCTGGAGATTGTCGAGCTGGGCAAGGATGCGGATGGCGACCCTATCACGTCGTGCGTCCTGAAATTGGCCAGTGGCCGCGCTGTCGTGTTCGGGGTTCCGACAGCAAAGGAATTGGAGGTCGTCGAGGCGCTGCGGGCGCTGGAGGGGCTGGCAAAGGATGGGGCGGCCGGGGCGGAATTGGCGGACATTTCGTCCTACATGGCGGAACGCCACAAAGGTGTGACGAAGGAACATGTGCGCTTCCACCTGAAATCGTTGCTCGCGAAAAACCTGATAGCCAAGGTGCGGCGCGGGCGCTTTACGCTAGCACAAGCGGAGAACTCCGCTTCCCTCCGCGCCGCTCCGCAAGATGCCGCTGGCGCATGGGCAGAACAGGACAACGTGTCCGAGAACGACGTTTTACAATAGAAATCAAACGGTTACACAAGCGGAGGAAAGCGGAGTTTTTTCCTTCCTCCGCTTTCCTCCGTTTCGGTTCCGTAACGATTTCAAGCAGGCTTGCGGAGGGCCGCGGAGGAAAAGCGGAGGAAAGAATTATCAAGTCTTTTCAATAGTCTAGCTAAAGCGGAGGGAAGCGGAGGAAAGCGGAGTTTTTCAAAGGCTCCGTAGTGGGAAACGGAGGAAGAAAAGGCCCCTATACGTAGTATAGGGCCATTCCTCCGCTTTCCCCACGATCCAATGCGGAGAACTCCAGACCGAAAGAGAAAGGCCGACGACACGAAATGAAAAGGCCGCCGATCATGTCGGCGGCCCGCGGCGTCTTAGTAGCTTGTAGACAAGTTGTCCGATGATGGTCGGCAGGGCCATGTAGAATATGGTCGCGAACGCTCCGACGACGATGGCAGCCAGAATGATCATAGGCCGCGCCATGCGTGTTCGGCAGCCTCGCGAAGCAGACGCACGATTGCGGTTCCAGTCCGATAGTCCTGAACGAAAATGTCGCTCATCGCGTGTAGTGCCCCCGTGTGCACGACGTATTCGCCATGGGCACCGGACAGGTAGATGCGCTTCTTGATTTCACGTTTGGTCATCGTAAGTCCTCCAGATGGCCAGCGCCGCGCCGGGGGCGGCCCGTGGCGGGCGTTTCGGGTTTGGGTGGTGGTCAGGTACCAGACGGCAACGAACGGCCGTCTGTGGGGCTGCTAGACAGCCTGCAAAACGGTGAAGCCTGCGAGGCGCAGCTGGTCATACCAGTACGTTCCGTTGTCGAGCGCCATCGCGGCGCGGAATGCCATGTAGTCGGGGGCTTTGGCGTTCAGGTTCTCCCAGCCCGAAATCGGCTTGATGGCACGGACGGCCGCAGCGCACGCGGCAGAGTGCTTGTCATAGCCGCCGCCCGACGCATAGCCGCGCGCCATCTCGGTTCCAAACCAATGGACGTACGCCCAGAGGCGCCCGGCGCCGTCGCGTGGGTAGCGGAACGCGACGGTTGCGACGCGCTCGCCATCCTTGAGGATCACGTAGGCGGAAACGTTCTCGAAAGCCTTGCTGTGCAGGTCGTAGATGTCAGTCATTTTCGTATGTCCTTGTCTGTCGTGATTGTGGATCTCAGAGGCGGCGTTCATGGCGATGGAGCCAGTGCGTCCCTTCGTCGGTCGTCGAAAAACAGTCTTTTCGGCCGTCGCCAATGCTGTTGAAGACTTGCCGTGTCACGCGACAACCGCCGACGTAGTAGCGGCGCTCGCCATCGCTCTTGCGGACGGTTTCAAGGCAGGAAGTCGTGTTCATGGTCTTTGATCCTTGTCTGTCGTGGTTGTGGATCTCAGAGGCGCCCGGAAAGCAGGGCGCCCCATGTGGCGAGCATGCCGGCAACGGCCGACAACGCGATGAGGGCGAGCAGATCGAGCAGGATGGTGCGGGTCATGCCGCGTCCTCGATTTCGCGGCACTCAACCCATACCGCGCGAACATAGGAGCGATCGGAACGGTCGCGGATGAGGTGCGCGTCTTCATAGTCCATGCGCTTCTTGAAGCACCAGCCGACAGGCTTTGCACCCGCTGCGGTATCGACGTAGATCCGGCTTGTGCAGCGTCCATATTCGCGCTGCAGGTCACGAAACAGTCGGCCCTTGTCTTCGGTGAAAGGCTCGTACCAGCCGGTTTCGCCGAGGCAGTGGCCGCGTGTTTCGTTCACGTAGGTTCCGCGGATTTGCAGCATGTGCGTTGCTCCGTTGTTGTCGGTCGTCATTCCGTATCTGCCGCCCGGCTGCGAGCGGCAGAGGCTGAAGGGCGATCAGGCGCGTCGCTTTATTGGCTTGTCGGAACCATGCCAGCGCTTGCGCGCGTCTAGTTCATCCCAAGCCATCTGAACGTCGCGGCGGGCGTTGAGGTAGTCGTTTGCAATTTTCGTCCGCTCCAGAAGCGAACTACCCTTGGCGAACTCAACCATATCCGAGAAACGCGCCTGTCCAAGGCCGGCGGCTATCGTAGCGTCAAGCGTGGCACTCCAGCGCGCCTCGCGTCGCGCAATGACTGCGTGCAACTTCTTCGCGGAAAGGGATGCGAGGTCGGACATGTGCGTTGCTCCGTTGTTGGTGTCTCTTTTGTATGTCGTTTTGGCGTGTATGTCAACACTATCCGACATACATTTTCGAGAAAATCGACACGCATGGGGTGACGTGGTACGTTGCAATTAGCCGTACCGTCCGTTACGGCGCGGAAATGCCAATAGAAACAAGGGGTTGCATTTGCCTGACAAAAAGGGAAGGTTTAGCGGCATGGAACAACGGTTTGTCGAACGCATGGCTGCAACAGGCGATGCGGCCTATTCGGCGGACAAAGCCGGCTACCGTCACGCGTCTATTGTCGGCCCGACGATGGCCGCGAAACCGGCGATCGCAGCGGCCGTGCGGGACGAGGTGTCTCGGCGCCTCGACGATCTCGTCATCCTCGCGGCGGATCGGCTGCAATCGATCCTGCGGGACCAGGCAGCGCCGAACAAGGACGTGATCGCGGCCTCGAAGGTCGTCTTCACGCATTGGGGTGCCAAGGAAGGCCAGCCGGCCGGCGCCAAGGACGCGGCGGACCTGTCAGGCGAGGAACTGCACCGCCGGATTCAAGAGCTCCAGGGCGAGGCCGCCGCGCGTGCTCGGCCGATCCTCGACCTGTCGCCGGAGGGTGGCGACGACGTGCTTGACTAGCAGGCTGCTAGCAAGGACGGCGCCAAGCCGTTGATCTCGTTGACATGCCACGGTGTGAGTGACACCAAGGACGACGCTGGCGCGGCGGTTTTGCCCCGTGCCGGCCGACCCGCGCCCCGCCCCCTGCCGGCACTCCGGCGGGTGTCGGCGAAGCCGCCGCAGGCACCCACGGGAATTTGCGCCTCCAAAATTCAACCGGACATTCTGCCCGAGCAAGCACCACCCCAACGCCTTGGCGTAGTTACATTTTCACCGGTCGAAACGCCTTTTCGGCACCACCCTGCGGATGCGGATTTTGTACGCGGCCCCCAAAATCCAACCGGACATCTTGTCCGTAACGCCGAAACGTGCGATATACGGATCCGACAGTTTTGTTCGCGCCTCCGATATGCCGCAAGGCGCAGAAGGCGATCCAAGTCCTACTGTCGGATACGTTGGACTTGGCAGGAGCAGGGGTCGGTCAGAAACGAGGAAGCCAGCCGGGGGCGATCAGAAGCCCTGACGAAATGCCCGGCAACAGTTTCGCCCGCAAGGGCACGTACAGGGTGAAGCTCGTGTAGAAGAGTTCCTGGCTTGGAACCAGGAGGCCGTTGCCACCTGGAACGCCTAGTTGACAGCCGCCACTAGAGATATATCATACAGCTCGATCAGAACCCTCACGCCTCTCAACGATGCGCACCAGAGGGTTTATTCATTACCCCGGCCTCTGGGTTCTATCAGAGCAAACGCAGGCACCCGAATTGACGGGGCCGCTCATGGTTTCCGGCCGGTTGGCCATGAGAATGGGGTTTTCTTTCGCTCGAATGGGCAATGAGGTTAGCGGCGGCCACTGGAATTCCGATCAAGGCCATACAATCCACACCGGGACGCACCCCGGTTCAGCGCCCGCGGCGGTTCTCGCCAGCCAATCTCCGCGGGCGCGCCTCCCCCAAAGACAGAGGCCGATATGATGGACGAATTGCCCCGGCGCCTCATTGGTTCGGAAATCCGCAGCAAGATCGATGGCCGGGCCGTACACGATGTCGTGCGTATGCTGGCGGATCATATGCGTCCGGAAGCTGAGCAACTCGGCCAGGTCCTGGAGGCGACGTTGTACGAGGATGAGGACATGGTCGGCATGAAATGCGTTCCGTGCGGTCGTCCATTCCGTCCTGCTTGACGATAAAGGCCGACTGACATACTATTCGTCTGTCGGGTGCTGTTGCCCGGCCTGGCCAGACCGCCAGTGTCTCAAGTAGAGAGCCTTCCGCCTCGCGCGGTGCGATCCGAACTGAGACTGCCTCCCGTCGTCGTCCCGGCCCGCCGCGCCCCTCCCCGCGGCGGGCCTTTCTTTTTTCGTCCGGTTCCGCGATAATCACGGCCGACGTCAATCGCGCCGGGCTCCGCAGCATGTCCTATCCGACGCAGTACACGCTGAACTACTCGTACACCGGCTTCGCGGCCGGGCTCGGCGACGGCTCGTTCCCCGGAACGCAGATCGACGACGATCTGGCCGGGCTGTCGGCGTCGATCGCATCGACGGATGCGTTCATCGAAAACTGCTTCCGTTCGGACGGCGTGCTGAAGGCCCAGGCGCTGCCGGCCGCCATCGATCTCCAGGGCTACGTGGACCAGGCCGCTGCCTCGGCCACTGCCGCGGCCCTGTCGGAAACGAACGCGGCCATTTCCGAAACCAACGCGGCTGCGACGCTGGCCGCTTCCGCGCTGAAGGCCAACAACCTGTCCGATCTGGCATCGGCCGCGACGGCGCGGACCAATCTCGGGTTGGGGTCGTTGGCGACCAAATCGACCGTGGCGACAGCCGAGATCGCGGCCGATGCAGTCGATTACACCAAGATCGCGGCGGGGGCGGTAATCGGCTACGCGACGCTGGGCTTCTCCAGCAGCGCAACCGGTACGACGACGATCCCGTACGACGACACGATCCCCCAGAGTACCGAAGGGGATCAGTACATGAACTTGGCGTATGCGCCCAAGCTCTCGACGAGCAAGCTACATATTGACGTCGTACTTATCGGGTCACATTCCGTATCGGCCGATTTCGTGATCGCCGCGTTGTTCAAGGACAGCGATACGGATGCGCTGGCGGCTGCGGTCGAGCGCAACGACAGTGCTGGCGGCAAGACGATTATGTTCAATTACAGCATGACGTCCGGAACGACGAGCGCGATTTCGTTCAGGGTCCGGGCCGGCGGCAATTCGGCCGGGACGTTCACGTTCAACGGCAATGGCGGGGCGCGTCGCCTGGGCGGCGCCATGGCATCGCGCATCACAGTCACGGAGTACAAGTGATGGCCGACCCGTCGCCCTACACGCCGTCGTATTCGTTCACCGGGTGGCAGGCCATCAATCCGGCCAAGCCCCTGCCCGCGTCCCAGGTCGATAACGAGCTGGCCAACATCGCGACCGCGGTCGGCGGCACGATCACGGCGCTGACCGACATCCGCCGTTCCGACGGCGCGCTGAAGAACGGCATCGTGACGCTGGAAGCGCTGGACGCCGACGTGCTGGCGGCCGCATCAGGCGGCGCCATCTCGGCGTGGGCCGAAGTCGTGCCGTATGCGACGGGCATCGTCGCACAAGTCGCGGCACCCAAGACCGTCGTGACCTACAACGGCGAGACGTATGTCTGCGCGGTGGACCACACGACCTCGGCGATCTTCGTCTCGGGCTACTGGACGAAGGTGGCGGCCAAGGGCGCGGCCGGCGCCGGCTCCGGCGACATGCTGCGGGCCAACAACCTGTCGGACCTGACGGACACATCGCAAGCGCGGACCAATCTCGGGCTGACCGCTCTGGCGACCGCTTCGTCCGTAGCGACGGGCAACATCGCTGACAGCGCGGTCACGACGGCGAAGCTGGCGGCCAATGCGGCGACGCCGTCGAAGCTGAACTTCGGCGCCTGGGCGTCGGTCGCCAGTGCGGCGACGGTCGATCTGGGCGCTCAGACGACGCGCAATGTTCTGATCACCGGCACGACGAACATCTCGTCGTTCGGTTCGACAGCGGTCGCGGACAATATCCCGTTCGCGCTGCGGTTCTCCGGCGCGCTGACGCTGGTGAACGGAACGTACCTGATCCTGCCGGGCGGGGCCGACATCGCAGTCGAGGCCGGTGATATCGCGACCATCTGCAGCGAGGTGGCCGGTACGTGGCGCGTACTGACGTTCCAGCGCGCCACGGGCGCGCCGAGCGTGCGGAAGGTCGGAACGGCCGCCGGAAATCTGCTGGCGCTCGACAACTCGGCCAAGATCCCGGCGGTCGATGCGTCGCAGGTGACGGGCCTGACAGGTTCGCAGATCGCGTCGTTGTCCGGGTCGGCATCGTCGGTGATCCGCCGCAGCGCTGTCGTCGCGGCGACGTCCGGAACATCGATCGACGTCACCAGTATCCCGTCGTGGGCGCGGCGCATCAAGGTGATCCTGTCCGGCGTTTCCACGAGTGGTACGAATTCCGTCCAGATCCGGCTCGGTACGGCCAGCGGTTTCGAGACGACGGGCTACCTGTCCGCGACCAGCTATCTTTCGCCGAGCGGCGTTTCCACGAGCAACTATACCAGCGGCTTCGTGCTGAACCTGACCGATGCTGCCGCCGCGACGCGGCACGGGGCGTTGACGCTGGAACTGGCCGATACAAACACGTGGGTCGCGACCGGGTCCTTCGGGCTCTCCAATAACGGCTCGAATTGCCTCATCACGGGGTCCAAGACCTTGGCCGATGTTCTGACCCAGATCCGCGTTACAACAGTCGGCGCCACTGATACGTTCGACGCTGGCGCCGTTATCGCCACGTGGGAGTGATCCATGGCTTCTGTTCGCCCAATCGACGTCGTCCGCATGACGTGCCCGAAGGCTCGGCCCGAGTATCTGGCCGCTTTCGAGAAGGGCGACGCCCTGTTCCGCCAGTACGGCATCACGACGGCCGAGCGGCTGGAGCATTTCCTGGCCCAGGTGCTGCACGAGAGCGGCGCCCTGACGGTCACGACCGAGAACATGCGCTATTCGGCCGCGCGCATCCGCGAGGTTTGGCCATCGCGCCCCGAGGCCGTCAAGTTCGCGGGCGATCCGGAAGGGCTCGGCAACAACGTCTATGCCAACCGCATGGGCAACGGCCCGGCGGCGTCCGGCGACGGCTATCGCTACCGGGGGCGCGGGCTGATGCAGACGACGGGCAAGGACGCATACGCACGGTACTCCAAGCTGTGCGGCGTGGATTTCGCCGCCAACCCCGATCTGATCTGCGACGCACGCTACGCGCTGCTGCCGGCGCTGGCCGAATGGAAGGAAATTGATGGCAACACGCTCGCCGATCGCGGCGACATCCGAGCCATCACGAAGCGGATCAACGGCGGCTACACCGGCCTGTCCGAGCGCACAGCCTGGCTGCATCGGCTGGAGAGGCTGATCGACAAGGTCGAGTTGAACGACACGGTCGAAGCCCCTCTGCCGGACTACGTGCCTACAACGCCCAAGCCGGCCGATCCGGCGCCCGCCAAGGGCGGCCTGATTGCGGCTATCGTGTTGATGTTGTCCGGAATGGCGGGCTACGTCAGTGGACATCCGCGGACGGTCGGGTTCACCGTCATCGGCGGCGCGGCCGCACTTGGCCTTGCCGCCTATCTCGTACGAAAGGGGTCGAAATGACCTACACCTACGCGCTTCTCGGCGCCGTCCTGATCGGTATCACGCTCTGGCAGCTCATCTCGACCTACGCCAAGACGCCCGGCAACAGCCTGTGGACGGCCGTCTACAACAAGGGCTCGATCGCGGTCATGCAGATCGTGAACGTGCTCTCCGGTGTGCTGCTGATGCCCGGCGTGAACGATCTGCTCCAGGCGTACGTCCCGGCGTCGGCGTGGCCGATCGTGCTGTTCGTGACGATGCAGGTCACGAAGGCGGCGCGCGAGAACGGGATGACGTCCTGATGTGGTCCGCGCTCGTCACGTCGCTCGCCAGCATCTTCGCGTCGCCGCTGGTGGACGCCTACAAGGCCAAACTCGCGGCCGGCAACGACGCCGACAAGCTGGCGGCTGATCTGGCCAAGGCCGAGATCGCCGTGCGCCAGCAGCAGATGAGCAACTGGATCACGGCGCTGCCGATCATGTTCCTGCAGTTCGGCGCCGGCTTCTACCTGGTCAAGTGCTGGGTATGGGACGCGGCGCTCGGGCTCGGCAGCACGGACGATCTCCACGGCTACACGAAGGAGGCTCTGATTGTCGTCATCGGCGGGATGGTCGGCAACCGGGTGATCAACACCATCCTGAAGCGATAGGGGCCACGGGGAATGAGCGAGCAGGTTTCGGAAATGACGCGTGATGAGTTGAAGGATCTGGCCAAGGAGACGGCGCACGAAGTGCTACGTGGCCTCGGCGTGGACGTCGATGAACCGCTGGAGTTCCAGAAGGACATGGCGCACGTCCGCGAGTGGCGCAAGTCGTCCGCGGCCGTCAAGAGCGCCGGGCTTCTTGCCGCCGTTGGCGTTCTGGTTACCGGCACGCTCGGGGCGCTCTGGCTTGGGATCAAGTCGAGCCTGCACTGATGCCGCATCCGAAGTCGATCAACCCCCGGACTGGCAAGCGGTACGACTTCGTCGATACCCATGCCGAGAAGCTGAAGCGCGAGGCCGAGGACCGGGCGCGCGAGCGTGAGCTTGAGCTTCTGCTGCGGCTGCAGCGGGCGCGCGAGTGCCAGCACGACCTGCTGAAGTTCACACAGTTCACGATGCCGGATCCGGAAGATCCGAACGACATCAATCGCTCACGCTACGAAGCAACGAAAGTGCATCGGGTATTGGCCGCTACGCTGGATAGCTTCTTTGAGGACCGGCTGCTGTTTGCCGATGGCAGCGTGTGCGATTACTTGATCGTGGCGCTTCCGCCCCGCATTGGAAAAACGGAGCTGTGCACCAAACGTACAACGGCAAAGTACTTAGGAAAATATCCCGCGCAGCACGTAGCCGTGGCCGCGTATTCTGACACTCTGGCGCAAGAGTTCGGCGGCGAAACACGAGCCATAATGCATACACCGCAGTTCAAACAGGTATTTCCAGCGTTTAAGCTGCGGCGTGGCGGAAATGCAAAGGATAACCTAGAGACAGTGGACGGAGGGCGTGCGTTATTCGTGGGTCGCGGCGGCGCGCTCACCGGCCGCGGCGCGAACGTGCTTATTGTCGATGATCTCTACAAGGATTTCGAGGAAGCTCGCTCGAAGGCGTATAGGGATCAAACGTGGAACTGGTTCGTAAACGTCGCGATGACGCGCCTTATGAAGCGTAGACTTTCTGATGGACGCATGTCAAATGCTAAAGTTCTTGTAGTCATGACCCGCTGGCATTCGGATGATATCATCGGGCGTTTGACTGATCCGCGTAATGATAATTACATTGGAGATAGTGAAGCATCGCAGTGGAAGATAATTCGACTTCCTGCATTTGCCGAGGACAACGATCCTCTTGGCAGAAAGCCCGGCGAATTGCTGTGGCCGGAGCGTTTTGATGAACGCCGTTTGCGTAGCCAGCGAAATCTCAATCCGTTGACGTTTGAAGCGCTCTACCAGCAGCGCCCAACCGTGGCCGACGGCGTGTTGTTCCGGCGCGAGACCTTTCAATTCTACGACAAATTGCCGGAGAACCTGCGGTTCTACGCGGCCTCCGACCATGCCGTCGGCACGAACCAGCGCAATGACCCGTCGTGCCTGATCAAGGTCGGGGTCGATGCCCAGGACAACATCTACATCGTCGATGCGGACTGGCGCCGCATGCCGACCGACGTCGCGGTCGAGGCGATGCTGACCATGGCCGGCGGCAGCATGAGGCCGTTGCTGTGGTGGGCAGAGCGCGGCCATATCTCGAAGTCAATCGGGCCGTTTCTGCGCAAGCGGATGCAGGAGACGAGCACCTACATCAACCTCGTCGAGGTCACCCCGGCCACCGACAAGGAACAGCGTGCGCAGTCCATCGCGGCTCGCGTCGCCATGGGCAAGGTGTACTTCCCGAGAAATGCCGTCTGGACCGAGCGCGCGGTCAACGAATTGCTGGCGTTTCCGAATGGCAACCACGACGATTTCGTCGATGCGCTTGCCTATATCGGCCTTGGGCTGGAGAGCCAATACGGCCGGAAGACACCGGCCAAGCCAAAGGCGCCCGAATATGGTACGCTCGCGTACCTGAAGGCCAATGACAAGGCCGTCAAAGAGCGTGAGGCGCGAGCCTGGCGCGGAGGTTTCTGATGCAGGATTTCGCGAGCACCGATACCCTTGAGACGCCGACCGACGAGCAGGACAGCGTCGAGGGGCTGAGCCCGTCCGACAAGGCGCTGGTCAAGCAGATCCAGAAGCGCATACGCGCCGACAAGAAACACCACGAGAGCGCGTTCAAGCGCATGCGCGACGACATGCACATGGCGCGTCACGGGGCGGACGAAAAGTGGCCGAAGGACCACTACCGGGCCAATCTGGTCGGGCGCCACATCAAGCAGAAGACCGCCGCGCTCTACGCCAAGAACCCGAAGGCCATCGCCCGGCGCCGGAAGACGCTGGATTTCGCGGTCTGGGATGAAGATCCGGAGAGCCTGAAGATGGCGTTCCAGGCCATCCAGATGGGCGACCAGATGATGGCCATGGCGCGGCAGCATGCTCAGCCGGACCCCATGACCGGCGAACCGCAGCTCGCGCCGATCCCGCAGCAGACCCAGGACGCCTTCAATCAGGCGATGGCGGTCGTTCAGGACTACCAGCAGGGCCTCGCCCGGCGTCAGCAGATCGACAAGATCGGCAAGACGCTGGAGATCCTGTTCCAGAATGCCATGACCGAGCAGAAGCCCGTCGATTTCAAGACGGGTATGAAACAGCTTGTGCGGCGGACCTGCACCACAGGCGTCGGCTATGTCGAGATCGGGTTCCAGCGCGAAACCGGCCCGCGCCCCGGCCTGACCGAGCAGTTGGCCGACGCCCGGCAGCGTCTTGACCATCTGAAGCGGCTCGTCGAGGAAGTCGGCGAGGGTGAAGTCGATCAGGATGACCCGGAAATCGCCGAGCTGGAGCGGTCGGTCGCGGCGCTGCAGGCCGAGCCCGAGATCGTGCTGCGCGAGGGCCTGATCTTTGACTTCCCGCAGTCCACGAAGGTCATCCCGGACCGCCTGACGAAGAACCTGACGGGCTTCGTCGGCGCCCGCTGGGTCACGATCGAATATGCCTTCACGCTCGACCAGATCGAGGAACTGTTCGGGGTCGATGTCGAGAACAGCTACGTGCCGTATCAGGCGCTTGGCGACTACGACGGCAACGCCCCGAGCGCGATCCGCATCAAGCCGGATGAAGACGACGGTAGCACGATCGTTCTGCCGAACGGCAAGAAGGGCGAGGCGCTGGCCTGCGTCTGGAAGCACTACGACAAGGTTTCCGGGCTCTGCTACTACGTCTGCGACGGATACAATGGCTGGCTGCGCGAGCCGGCTCCACCGGATGTCTACGTCGAGGACTTCTGGCCGGTCTACGCGCTGACCTTCAACAGCGTCGAGGACGAAGACGACAAGGGCCTGTTCCCGCCGTCCGATGCGCGGCTGATGCACGATCAGCAGACCGAGTACAACCGCTCCCGGCAGGGCATGCGTGAGCACCGCGATGCCGCCCGGCCGCGCTACGTCTACCAGAACGGCGCGCTTGAGGTCGAGGACATCGACGCGCTGACGAAGCTGCGCGCTTTCCAGAGCCAGGGCATCAATCTGCCGCAAGGCGCGAAGATCTCCGACGTCCTGCAGGTCATGCCGGTTCCCGGCGTCGATCCGAACCTCTACGAGACGGGCCAGCTCTTCACCGACATCCAGATGGTGGTCGGGACGAACGAGAGCCAGTTCGGAGGAACGGCGCAGGCCACGGCGACGGAGAGCGCGATCGCGGCCAATGCGTCCAAGTCTGCGGACGGCGCATCTGTCGATGACCTCGACGCGTTCCTGACCGTGATTGCCCGGTCCGCCAGTCAGATCCTGTACCGGGAGATGTCCGAGGAGCAGGTCAAGAAGATCGTCGGCCCCGGCGCGATGTGGCCGCAGCAGTCGTTGCTGGACATCGCCAGCGAGCTTTGGCTGGAGGTCGAGGCCGGATCGAGCGGCAAACCGAACCAGGCGATCGAGACGGCCAATTTCGAGCGGCTGGCCCCGCTGCTGGTCCAGATCCCCGGCATCCGCCCGGAGAAGCTGGCCGGCGAGGCGATCAAGCGGCTCGACGACCGGCTCGACATCAACGAGTTCGTGGCGTCCGGCATCCCGGCGATCGTGGCGCAGAACCGCATGAACCAGGCCATGCCGCAGAACCCGGCCAACGACCCCAACGCGCAGGGCGATCAGGGCGGCGACAACGGGCCGAAGCCGCAGCAGCCGGGCGGCTCGACAGCCGCCTTCGGCTCGAACCAGGTCTAGCATGTCAGTTTTGGCGACTGACACTTGTCGCCGCTGACGCGAAAGTGTATTTTGGCGCTCGAACAAGGAGCATTTCGTGCCCAACACGGAACTCGAAGATACGGCTGAGATCGATCTGGTCCAGCCGGTACAGGACGAAGCGGTAGCGGCGACGTCCGGCGCGGAAGTGCCGGTCGAAGCTGGCGAGAGCCCCGCAGATGCAGCCTCGTCCACTGCGACCGACGGAAGCAAAACCGACGGTAGCGACACCCTGTCTGTTGTCCAGGATGTGGTCAGCAAGCGGGATGGCGCCTCGTCGGCGGCCTCGTCAGCCAAGGCGGAAGAAGCCGGTCAGGAAACTGGCGCGAAGTCCCCCAAGGACGGTGACGACGATTATTCGGACGTGCCGTTCAACAAGCACCCCCGCTTTCAGAAGCTGCTCAAGGAGCGCGGCGAACTGAAGGTCGATGCCGATCGATACCGGAATGTCCAGGGCTTCCTGGATACGAACGGGCTCAGCGGCGAAGACGCGGCGAATGGCCTCGAATTGCTGGCGCGCAGCCGGAATGAAGGTCTGACGGGCGATGAGATGGCCGACGGCCTCTCGATTATGGCGCTCGCCAAGACCAATCCGGCGCAGGCGTGGCAGCGCATGAAGCCGTGGGTGCAGAAGGTCATCGTAGCGGCCGGCGAATGGCTGCCCGAGGATCTGCAGAACCGCGTCAACGCCGGGGAAATGGCCCCGGACGTGGCGCTGGAACTCAGCCGGTCCCGCGCAGCGACGCAGTCCTACGAAGCACAGCGGTCGTTCGCTGAGCAGCAGGCGCGAGCCCGCAGCCAGCAGGAGGCCGTTTCCGCGCTGCGAGGCGCGGCGGACCAGTGGGCGGCTGAGCGTCAGGCACGCGACCCCGGCTTTGAAGCCAAAGTGCCCGTCATCATGGAAGAGGTTCAGAAACTCCAGCGGCTCGGGTGGCGACCCACCGACCCGGATGGAGTGAAGGAGCAGTTGCGGCGCGCCTATGCGGCCGTCAACGGCGCCATCCGCACCCCTTCCCCGGCTCCGGCCGCCGCGCCAGCAGTGCGCCCGGCCATCAAGCCGATTACCGGCGGGCAAGTCGCAGGAAATGCCGGCGTCGCGCCGCAGAGCACCGCGGATCATGTCGCGGCGGTTCTGAACAAGCGGCGCTCCGGCTGAGACTAGAGGCTAAAGGCAATGCCTTTCGCGTTCACCCCCGACGAGATCGCCGACATCAACAACGGCGCTCTCCAGACGTACATCGACAAGGGCAAGGTCTTCAAGCAGGACATTGCCAACAAGCCGATGCTGAAGGCGTTCGACGATGCTGCCGGTTCGTTCGCGACCGGTAAGGAATACGTGTCGTTCGCCGTCGGCTCGGGTTACGGTGGCGGCGCCCTCGCCGGTTATTCCGGCGATGACCAGCTCTCGCACTACAACCCGGTCGGCATCAAGCGTGCTCAGTTCCCCTGGAAGGAGCACTACATCGGCATGGTCGTGACCATGACCGAGCTGAAGTACGACGGCATCACCGTCGATGAGAACGGCACCGACCAGACCCCGACCCAGCAGGCCGGGCGCGAGGTTCAGGCGCTCGTCAATCTGCTCGACGAAAAGTACGTCAAGCTGTCGGCCGACTACACCTTCTCGCTGGACCGGCTGATCCACGGTGACGGCACGGCCGACGTCAAGGCGCTGGCCGGCGTCCGTTCGATCATCTTGGACAGCCCGGCTGTCGGCACCTCCGGCAACATTGGCCGCGTGGCCAATACGTGGTGGCGCAACCGCGCCGCGACGGCGGCCTATGCGTCGGCCGGTGGCCAGGGCGCGATTACGGTCAACACCGCCAATGGCGGCGCGCTGATCGAGTTCCTGGAGAAGGAGTGGCTGCAGCTCTCGAAGTATCGGCAGGGCACCACGCGCTACCGCCTGTTCGCTGGTTCCGACTTCATCGCCGGCTACCAGAAGGAACTGCGGGCCAACGGCAACTACACCATGACCGGCTTTGCTGGCCAGAACAACGCCGACGGCTCCATGGACGCGCCGAAGTGGAAGGGCCTCCCGATCGAATGGGATCCGACCCTCGACGACACCGGCTACTCCAAGCGCCTGTACGTGCTGGACATCTCCCAGCGCGGTCTGCGCCTGATGTATGCCGACGGCCAGAAGATGATGAAGCACAACCCGGCCCGGCCGTATGACCGCATGGTCATGTACAACGGCATTTCGACCACGGCCGTGATGGTGGCTCGTCAGCTCAACACTAGCGGCGTCTACGACATCGCCTGACCCGAAGGCCGGGCAATCCCGCCCGGCCTCAACCCCCTGAAAGAGGCTCTACAATGGGCAACTTCACACGTAAGGGCGCTCGGGTTCGGACGACCCTCACCAGCGCCGTCGCCGACAGCGGCACGTTCACCGTCGGGTATCCGTCCGGGTACTCGCAGAACGACTTCACGGGTGGTCTCGCCGTGTCCTCCGGGCACTACGCGATCATCAACAACAACGACAAGTGGACGTCGGCCGCGAGCAAGATGGCGGCCACGACCTTCGGCGCTTCCACGATCACCGTCACGAACAACTCGGGCGTGACGTGGAATGCCGGCGACGTCGTGGACCTCTATTTCGACATCGTGGACAGCACCGACGTCGAGGTGTTCGAGTTCTACATCGACCTTGCGTCGATCACGGCGGCGGACGTCATCACGTCGTTCTACCCGCGCGTCATCGGCACGATCGAGTACTTCGGCTTCGTCGTTGACAAGGCCGTCACGACCGGCAGCAAGGCGGCGACGCTGACCCCGAAGATCGGCTCGACCGCTCTGACCGGCGGCGTCCTGTCGCTGACCTCGGCCGCTGCCACGCCGAAGGGCACCGTCATCGACGCTACCGCGATCACCGGGGCCAACACCCTGACGAACGCTTCGGCCATCTCGGTCACGGCCTCGTCGGTCACGGCCTTCGCGGAAGGCTCGGGCTCGCTGATCCTGCGCGTCCGTAAGTCGAACCCGGACTTCTACTGAGCATCTGGCCGGGGAGGATAGCCCTCCCCGGCCTTCATCATTGGAGAACCCATGGAACTCGCGAACTGCATGGTCGCCCTTGGCGGCGACACGGGCCAGATGGTCCCCAAGTACAATGTCAGCCCGTCCGAGGTCGCTGTGCTGCGCTTCATCCACGGGGATGACGCGGTGTCCGAGATCCAGGTTGTGGCCACGGTGGACCGGACCGGCCCCGCTGACCGCGCCCGGCTGCACCAGGTCTATGGCCGCTATGATGGCAACGGCTACATGTCGCCGGCTGTCAACACCCTGTTTCCCGGCGTCGCCGCCCGGCTCTACGAACGCTTCTATGAGCTGCCCAATGTCGGTATCGAGGACGATGACCTGCCGGTGCAGGAGATCGTCACGCCGATCGAGGAGATCATCCCGCTGGAGAAGCCCAAGGCCGCCCGCGCCCGCAAGAAGACCGCGTCCGCGGAAGAAGCGCCGGCCACGGCTGCCGACGAGACCCCCGAAGTCGATCTTCTGAGCTGAGGGCACCATGCTCGGCACGACGCTTGTCAAACTGCTGGACGACTATCGTGCCGAAGCGCGGCTGTCCCTGAACGTCGCGCACAATGCGCAAATGCGTGACACGCAGGTCAAGCTCCTGCAGCGCATCCAGGAAGGTCTGTGGGACGAGTACACGTGGCCGCATCTCCGCGTCCGTATCGATGTGCCCATCCAGCAGGGCCAACGGTACTACGGGCTGCCGTCGAACATGAAGGTGGACCGGATCGAGAAGCTGGAGGTCTTCACCAACGGCCTCTGGCGCCCGCTTTTCGCGAACATCGACGCCGAGCACTACAACACCTACAACTCCGAGCTGGGCCGGCAGGCGTGGCCGCCGATCCGCTGGCAGTTGCACGGCTACGACGAGATCGAGATCTGGCCGATCCCCAGCACCAGCCAGAACCCGGACACGCTCGACGGCACAATGCGCTTCACGGGCATCCGGAACCTGAACCCGCTCGTCGAGGAAAGCGATCGGGCCGATCTGGATGACCGGGTCATCGTGCTCTACGCGGCCGCCGAGACCCTGGCCGCGACCGGCGCCAAGGACGCGCAGCTCAAGCTGGACCGGGCCAACGCGATCCTGCGGGCCAAGCGGAACGGCCTGACCCCGCGCAAGAAGTTCAACATGTTCGGCATCGGCGAGGTCCGCGAACCGCGCAAGCTGCGCATCGGCGCCTACAAGTCGCTCTGGAACAACCAGTAAGGCGGGGCCATGGGGTCGATCTGGGTCAAGGAGTTCACCGGAGGACTGGACGCCCGCCGTCTTCCCGAGACGACGCCGGGCGGCGTCCTGATCGTCGGGCAGGACGGCCACATCACGCGCGGCGGCGAGTTCGAGACGCGCGCGGCCTTTGTTCCCGTCTACACGCTCCCGGCCGGCGCGACGAAGGGGTTGGCGCGAACCAACAGTGGTCTGGTCGTGTTCGGAACCGACGCTTCCGTGGCGTTGCCGAGCGGACTGACGTACCAGCAGATCGCGCATCCTTCCGGGCTGGCGCTCGACAAGGTGCCGTCCTTCGATCTCTATTCCGGCAAGATCTACGCCGTCGGCCAGTACATCGACGGCTCGATCTACCACTTCTACAACGGCACGATCGTCTCGGATTGGTACGATGGCCGGGCGCGGGCCTCCTTCGAGGTCACGGGCGGCGCCGGTACCTCAACGCTGACCAACCTGACGGTCAACGGCGTCGCGATCCTGACCGGCACGATCACGTGGGCGACCGACAACGCGACGACAGCGGCAGCCATCGCCTCGGCGATCAACTCCTACTCGTCAACGCCCGAGTACACAGCCACGTCCGTCGGGCCGCGCGTCAACATCATCGCGGCCGCCGGTACGGGGGCCACGCCGAACGGGTACGCCGTGGCGATGACCCTGGCCAACGGCTTCACCGTCAGCCCGTCGAGCGGCATCACGCTGTCTGGCGGCTCGGCGTCCTCGACGACGTGGACGCCGGGCACGGTCGTGTTCACGTTCGGCACGAAGGTCTACGCGCTCTCGGGGTCGAACCTGCACGGCTCCGGCGTCGCGCAGCCGACGAAGTGGACGACGGACGCGACGGGCGCGTTCTTCATCGACATGTCGAGCCAGTCGTCCGGCGCCGAGCAGTTGGTGGCCGTGGCACCGTATCAGGGCATGCTGGCGGTCTTCTCGGCGGCCAACATCCAGATCGAGTATGTCGATCCGGACCCGACGCTGAACAAGCTGAGCCAGGTGCTGTCCAACACGGGCACGGTCTCCGGCCGCTCGGTGACGCAGTTCGGCGACAGCGACCTGTTCTACCTCGCGGACAGCGGCATCCGGTCCGTCCGCGCCCGCGACGCCTCCAATGCGGCCGCTACGACTGACCTCGGCGTGCCGATCGACGATCTCGTGGCGCCGCATCTTGCGTCGCTGACGGAAGCACAGCGAGCCAACGTGATCGGGCTGGTCGAGCCGCGCGGCGGCCGGTTCTGGATGATCGTGGATGACACGATCTACGTGCTCTCGTACTTCCCCGGCGCCAAGGTCAGCGCGTGGACCACCTACAAGCCGGGCTTCTCGATCGAATACGCGGTCGTGTTCAACCGGAAGGTCTACCTGCGTTCGGGCGACACGATCTACGTCTACGGCGGCGAAGGGTCGGCGCTCACCTACGACGATACAGTTTCCGCGGTGGCGCGGCTCCCCTATCTGGACGCCAACAAGCCCTGGGCGCAGAAGCAGTGGACCGGATACGATGCGGCGCTGTCCGGGCAGTGGGAGGTCCGGGCTTTCATGGAGCCGACCAACTACGATGCCTCGGACAAGCTGGGGGTCATTGTCGAGACAACATTCAGCCGTGACCGTATCCCGTCGGATGGCCGCTCGACGCACATCAGCCTGCAGTTCAAGTCCTCGGGTGGCTACGCCAAGCTGGGCTCGGTCGTGATCCACTACGCCGCCGACAGCGATGACGATGACTGAGGTGAGGATTGAACATGCTTCAGACGACGATGTTCGGCGCGTGGCCGGGCAGATGCGGGGTTCCGACGTCCGGGAATTTCTGGCCCTGTCCGCAGCAAGCGACCGCGACGGGCTCGTTCAGTCTCTCCTGGACCGCTACGGCGGGCACCCGGACGCGATCGCTGTCCGTGCCGCCGACGAACCCGTCTGTATCGGCGCCGGCATCGAGGCTCGGCCCAACGTCGTGACACTGCTGTTCTTCGCGACCGATCGGTTCCCCGAGGTCGCGATCGCCGTGACCCGCTTCATCACGCGCGAGTTGTTCCCGCGCTACCGCGCTGCCGGCGTCCACCGGGTCGAGGCCGTCTCGATTGACGGGTACGACGAGGCCCATCGCTGGATCGGGCTGCTCGGGCTGAAGCACGAGGCCGTCTTGCGGGGGTTCGGCAAGAACGGCGAGACCTTCCACCAATTCGCATGGGTGAGTGACGATGTGTGAGTGGAACCGACACGAATTTACATACCGGGTGAACAACGTCCGAAAAGGTTGGGGCGCCTACGAATGCTCCAATTGCGGTGTGCTTTGGGGTAACTGCGAACTTCGGTTCAACGGCTACCAACCACGCGACGGAAACGGAAAGCTGGTTCAGTGTCCGTTTGACGACGAAGGGAACCTGATTTCGGGTATTCACGTCGTGAACATCAACGCAAAAGATGCTGATGTTTGTCCGTCTGGCGCTTGATCACGAGGCCGAGGAACTGGTCCGGATGGCCGTCGCCAATCTCAAGGAGACGATGCCGGGCGAGCCCTATGACGAGGAAGAGATCCGCCGGACCTTCCTGCGGTATCTCCAACGCGCCAACCCGACGTTCTTCTTCGTCGAGCACAAACGGCGGGTCATCGGCTTCCTCCAGGCCGTCTGGAACACCTACGACTACCGGGCTGGATTTTACACCGTCCAGAAGGTACTATACGTCTCGCCGGAAAACCGCGGAACTCGGGCAGCCGTACTACTCATGAAGGAATTCATCGCCTGGAGCCAGCGGTTCGGGGCGTCTGAAGCCTTCGGTGGCAACGACAACGACTTTCAGTCGGAGCGTACCGCCAAATTCCTCGGCCATTTCGGCTTCAAGAGGATCGGGTACGCGATGAAGCTGGATTTGAGCTTACCCGATGGGCGGAAAGAACACCGGATCGAGTGAAGCGGCGCAAGCCCGCGCGGACGAACAGGCCCGGCAGGCGAAGATCCGCGAGGGTACGGCCCGGATCAACTCGATCTTCGACGGCGGCACTGTCGGGTCTGGACTGTTGGGCTCCAGCGCGTCCTACGACCCCACCGCGACCTACTACAACAAGGACGGGTCCGTGTGGACCCCGACGGCCTACACCGCGCCGACGACGTCCGGAACGTCCGGTTTGCCGACCAACGGCTCCGGGATGTCGTGGATGTCGAACAGTGGTTCGCAGGCCACCAGCGGGTCTCAGGCTGGCGGCATGTCTGGCGCGGATGCCTCGTCTCCGTTCGCCTGGCACAAGCCGGGCGCCAACCTGTCCCCGGCGGAACAGTTCGCGCAGGCGGTCAAGAACGGAACGCTCTATTCCGGCAAGACCACGACGCCTGGCTTCAACAACGACTTCTATTCGGCCCGCCGGCAGGCGTACATCGACTACGCTTCGCCGCAGGTCGAGGATCAGTACAGCAAGGCGAACAAGGAACTGACCTACGCGCTGGCGCGTGGCGGCAACCTGAATTCGTCCGTGCGAGGCGAGAAGGCCGCCGACCTGCAGAAGCTGTACGACCTGAACATGCAGGACGCGGCCGACAAGGCGCTTTCCTACGAGACGCAGGCCCGCAACAACGTCGAGGACGCGCGGGCGAACCTGATCACGACGCTGAACGCCACGGGTGACGCCGAGCAGGCCGCGTCCTCGGCCATCGCGCGGTCTCAGGCCCTCTCGCAGCCGGCGGCGTACAGCCCGCTTGGCCAGCTATTCGCCGACTTCACGAACACGCTGGGCATCCAGGCGGCGCAGGAGCGCGCGGCCGCAGCCAGCGGCGGCACGTACAAGTCGCCCTACAACACCGGGCTGTTCGGCACGACCGGGCGCGTGTCGGTCACGAACTAGGAGGCGACCTTGTGTGATCCCGTCACCCTCGCCGGCATCGCCCTGACGGCCGGCTCCACTGTCGCCAACACGATCGCGCAGTCGAACGTCCAGCGCGCCCGCAACGACGCGCTCGCGGCCGAACGTATTCGCCAGAAGGGCTATGACCGCGAGACGACTGCGCTGAACACGCAGAGCCAGGACCGCTACACCAATTTCGGTGATCAGCAGGCCGCGAAGGCCACTGAGCTGGGCGACTATTTCGCTGGGCAGCAGGCGGGCAATGCCGCGAATGCCGGCGAGCAGGCGGCAGCCGTCATGCCCGAGACCAGCTCCGACATCACGGTGCAGGAAGAGGCCAAGCAGCGCGCCAAGGCCCGCGACTACACCGACAAGCAGGGCGAGGCACTGGGCAATCTGCGCGCCTTCGGCGACGTGCTGGGCGGCATTGGCCGCGAGCAGGCGCGCGACGCATCTCTGATCGGCCAGATCGGCGGCTTCAAGAAGGGCTCGTCGGACGTGCTGAAGTACGAGCTGGAGGCCGCCAACCAGGCCGGCAACGGCGCGAAGCTGTTCGGCGATCTGCTGGGCCTCGGCGGGTCGTTGGCCACATCGGCAGGGCTGAGCGGCAAGTTCGGGGCTTCCGCGCCCGTCGTGACCTCGTCGCCGACGGGGTCGATGGCCGCCGCGCGGGCTATCGATCGGGCATCCGTGCCCGGATACTCGGCCTTGTCCTACAACCTCTACGGTCGGTGAGCCCATGGCGCAGAACGGCTACTACAACAATCCCGCCTTCGCCCAGGCCGCGGCAAATCTGAGTTCTTTGTTCGCGCCGCCCTCGGGCAGCGATGCGGCTGGCTGGGCCATGGCTCGCGAACGTCAGATGAAGGCTGATCAGCTCAAGTGGCTGTTCGACAACTATCAGGACCCGTCGGCCTCGGCGCGGTCCGCGCTGACCGGCGTACAGGGCTACGGCAGCACCCCGTCCGGGTTCGCGGCCACCGATGCCACCAACCGGTTCAAGATCACGACCGACGACGCGACGAACCGCTACAAGGTCGAGCAGGACAACGCTCGCGCCATGGCGCAGACGCAGGCGGAACAGGCCGGGCAGACCACGCGGACGCTGCTCGACCCAGTCGGGCAGGGGCAGACCCGGTTTGTGCCGCCCGGCGTCGCGGGTGTCTACAACATCCCGCAGACGCAGGTCGGCGCTATCTCGGTCAATCCGGGCGAGCGTATCGTCACGCCGGACGGCCGGACGATCGAGGGCGCGCCCAAATTGCCGACTGAGGACCAGATGAAAGGTATCGCTTTCGGCAGGTTGTCACCGGAGGAACAGCGTGCGGTCACGATCGGCAATACGCCAGTCGAGAACATCCAGACCCCCTCCGGCCCGCGTATTGCGTGGCGCGCGGATACTCCGGGGCAACAGCCTTACCTGAAGCCGGATGGCTCACAAGCGACCGAGGTGGCCAAGCTGATCGCCGAACGCGATGCGCTTCCACAGGGCGACCCAAACCGCGCGGCCTATGATGCGCGTATCGCGGCACTTGGCCGAGGTCAGCAGCAATCCGCCTATGACAAGGCTACGGATGAGGACTTGGCCAAGCTGGGGACAACGATCTATACGCAGGCGCAGAACGCGGCGGTGGATAGCGGGCTCTACAACACGATCCTGGCGGCTGTGAGCAATCCGAACGTCGATCAGGGCACCTTCGGGCAGGCAACGCTTGGTCTGCGGAAGCTGTTGAACGGTTTCGGGATCGATGCCGGTAACACGGCCCCCGCCGAGATGATCAACTCGCTTGGCGGCCAGTTGGCACTGCGCCTGCGCGGGACCGACGGCGGCGCCGGTATGCCGGGCTCACTCTCGGACAGCGATCGTGAGTTCCTGCGGTCTATGTCCGTCAGTCTTGGAAATTCTCGCGACGCGAACAAGCTGATCGGTCAGTACTACCTCGCGGCGCAGCAGCGTGCCTCCGACTTGGAGCAGATGCGGTCTGATTACGTCGCACAACACGGCCGGCTTGACGAAGGCTTCCGGGCGCAGGTCAGCGTCTATAACAGGACGGCCGACCCGACGCTCGGCGTGCGCAGCCAGATTGCGGGGGCCATGCGCGCGATGCCCACAGCGCCGCAGGCGCAGGTACCCGCTGCACCGATGGCGCCGGCGCCCCCCACTCCACAAGCGGCAGTACCACAAGCGCCTGGGCGTGCGGGGTGGCAGGGACAACGTCCGGCAACGCCCACCGCACCCGGCGGCGTTACCAGGTCCGGCTTGAAATGGACAGTGGAGTGAGGCATGGCGACGATCAATATCGGCGGTAAGCGCGTGACAGTCGATGATAGTTTCCTGTCGATGTCGCCCGAGCAGCAGAATGCCGCCGTCGAGGAAATCTCGTCGTCACTGAGCGGTTCGACGCCTGCGCAAACTGCGCCCGCGCCACGTTCAGCCGCGCAGGTGCAGGCTGAGTATGACGCGCTCCCGTGGTACCAGAAGGCCGGGCAAGCGGCCGACGATGTCGTGCGCACAGTCGCGAACGGCATGACCTTCGGCTATGCCGACAAACTAGCCGGGTACATGAACGACACGGGCACGCAGGCCGAGCGCGCCAAGACACAAGAGGCCATGGATCGCGCCGGTTCGGCAGGCACCGCTGGGGAGATTGTCGGGGCTGTAGCTACCCCGGCGCTAGCTGGAGCCAGCGGTCTTGGGCTCATGGGCCGTTTCGGTTCTGCCGCGGTGCCGGGCGTCGGCGGCTTTCTCGCGCGCTCCGGGCTCGCGGCAGCCGAAGGCGCAGGCTATGGCGCGCTCATGGCCACGGGCAATGACCGGCCTATCAAGGATGAAGCGCTGCTGGGTGCGATCTTCGGTGCAGGCGGTAACGCCGTCGGCGAGGGGTTGGCGAAGTTCGGCGGCAAGATCGCGGAAGCCTTCAACCCGAACCGCGCCGTGCCGACAATCGATGAAGTGCGTAGCGCCGCTAACAGCGCCTACACCGCCGCGGATCAGGCCGGCGTGATGTATACGCCGCAGATGGTGGACCGGCTACGCGGCCAAGTCACCCAGGGTCTGGCCGACATGGGTTATGACCCGGCGCTGCAGCCGGGTGCGGCGGCCGTAGTGCGTCGCCTTGAAGATCTGACGGGCCAGAACGTCACGCTGACTGGCCTCGATACGCTGCGCAAGGTCGCCAGCAACGGCTACGACAAGATGAACCCGTCGAATAACAAGGCGGTCGCGCAGATCATCAACGCCATCGACGACGCCATCGCCAACCCCGCGGCCGGCGACGTGCTTGGCGGTGACGCGCAGGCCGGCGCGGCTGCGCTCGCCGAGGCACGCCGCCTGTGGGGGCAAACAGCCAAGGCCAACGAAGTGGCCAGTGCGCAACAACGTGCAGTCGATCGCGCAGCGTCAACAGGCAAGGGCGCGAACATCGATAACGCTACCCGTCAGAACCTGCGGCCCATCTTGGAGCGCGGTCGGGGCTATACGCCGGACGAACAAGCGCTGCTGCAGACTGCGGTTCGCGGCGGTCCGGCGCAGAACTTCCTGCGTAGCGTTGGAGCGCTTGCCCCGACAGGCGTAGTCAGTGGCGGTGTTGGTACCAGTGTCGGTGCTGGGCTCGGCTCCATGATTGGAAGCGCTATCGGTGTTGGGCCTAGCGCAGGTGCTAGCGTGGGTGCGTTTGCGGTCCCCGCGATCGGGCAGATGGCCAAGTCAACGGCCGATGCAGCAACCGCGCGCAACGTTCAGAACCTGCTCGACGTGATCTTGGCCGGTGGCCAGAAGTCGAATGTCGTGCCACCCCCGAACGCCGGGCAGCGGTACTTCGCCGAGAATTCTGACCTGCTGTCGCGGATCTTCGGAACGTCTGGGCGCGAAGCCGGATCGGGCAAGCTGCAGCAGTGGCGGGAGAACCAGTGATGGCCGATTTCGACTGGTCCAAGTTCGCCGTCGATGGTGCGGCCCGGCCGGACAGCTTCTCCGGCATGGACCCGCGCTTCTCGACCGCGCTGGCGAACATGTTCACGGCCGCGCCGCCCGATATCCAGGCCAGCCTGCGGGTCTCGTCGGGGTTCCGGTCGCCCGAGCGGCAGGCGCAGCTCTGGCAGGACGCGCTGGCCAAGTACGGATCGCCCGAGGCGGCGCGCAAGTGGGTGGCGCCGCCGGGCTCGTCGCAGCACAACCACGGCAACGCGGCCGATCTGAAGTACCTCAGCCCGACGGCATTGGATTGGGCGCACAAGAACGCCGGCCAGTTCGGCCTTGCCTTCCCGCTCTCCAACGAGAACTGGCACGTTGAACTGGCCGGCGCGCGTGGTCAGGGGCAGCCGGCGCCTGCAACGGCCGTTGCTTCTGCCGGGGTGCCTCCGGCTATGCCGGAACAGCCCGGCGCCGTGGCGCCCGCCGCGCCGGTTGACCCCGGTGCGAACCCCTTTGCCGCGCCGACTACGCCGGGCGCGCAATTGGCGATGCTGTACGGCCAGGCCGTTGCGCAGCAGCGGAAGCGTCAGGAAGACGAGATGGCCGCTGAGGCGCAACGCCGGGCCGCGCTATTCGGCTGACTACCAAAATGACTACCAAAACGGGGTTGTCGGTCGCTTCGTCGTCTCGGCAAAAGCGGCCGACAGAAAAGGCCGAGGTCTCGGTTACGCTGTCCGAAAAATGGTGCTGCCAGAGGGATTTGAACCCTCGACCTCATCATTACCAATGAGGTGCTCTACCCCTGAGCTATGGCAGCATTCTCCTTATTCGAGCACCCTTTTACCAACACCCATGCCTACGTTTTGTAAGTCGTTGCGATCGCTATTCCCGACATGCGTTCCCTTGCTTTTCTCGGGATTGCTGGGGCGCAGTGTCGGTCGCAACGGTACACTTTCGACTACCATTTCGGCAAACGCTACCAGTATTGCTTGCGCGCACTGCGGTGATGCTCCATCGCTTCAATGTTCATTTGCGCGATGTAATAGCACGCTTGCGCTAGGGCTTGTTTGGCCTCGGTCTCCGTCATTTCGGAAACACGCTTGCCGCGCCAAATCCATTCGCTCATTCCACGTCCTCCAGGTTACTGATCTTGTCCACGGCCGCTCGCATCTCACCGGGCTGCCACTTCGCGTACGTCTTCTCGACCACGGCCAGCGTGTTGCCGAGGATATTCGCGATGACCCATAGCGGCACGCCGCGGCGGGCCATGTGCGTCGCCGCCGTGTGCCGGAAGACGTGGGGCGAAATGCCCGTCGCCTTCGGCTTCTGGCCCGTCGCGATCTTCTGCTTCGGCGCCAGGCCGGCTCGGATCGCGATGCTCTGCACCGTCGCCCAGACCTCGGCCTTGTGGTCCATCACGAGGTCGTTCACGCGCTCGCGATACGCCCGCTCCAGCACGGCGCGCAGCGCCTTCGACATCGGAACGTTGGCGCGGCGCTTCTTGGTCAACTGGCGGCCCGGCACGTTGAACTCGATCGTGCCCGTCTCGAAGTCCACGCGATCCCACGTCAGATCCAGAATGGCTTCCTTGCGCGCGGCCGTCTCCAACGCGATCCACAGAAACCGCTCGCCGCGCGACAGACGGCCGTTCATCGCCGCGTGCGCCCAGCCTTCGCGCATCTCGGTCGCGGCGGCGTGGAGCGCGGCCATTTCCTCGGTCCGCAGCCACCGATCGCGCGGCGCGCCCGCCGCCGGCAGCGTCAACGCTTCCACGACACCCTCGGCAACCGCCGGCTCGATCAGCCGGTTCGGTTTCCTGGCGCAGAAGTTGATCGCCGCGATCATGTAGCCCAGCTCGTTGCGGATCGTCGAGCCCTTCACGGCTTTCGACCGCTTCTCGATATAGACGTCGATCTGGTCTTGCGACAGATCCGACACCGGCAGCGCGCCGAAGACCGGCTTCATCAGCGTCCAGTAGTACTCGGCCTTCTTGCGCTCCATCACGTTCTTCTGGACGTGCTTTTCATCGTAGACGCGCCAGCAGTCGCCGATCATCACGACCTTGCCGTCGCCGGGCGTGGTGCGCTCCATCAGCATCCACTGCGCGAAGAAAGCCTTCGCGTCAGCCAGATCCTTCGAGCGCGTGCTGACGCGCTTTCCGATCCGGTCCTCGGTCCAGTGGACGTAGTAGGTTCCCTTGGTGTCTCGCTTGAGGTAGGGCGCGGAGGCCATCGTTGCGTCTCCAGGTATGCAGTCAGGTCAGTCTGTGGCACGGACTGTATGTCGGCCTTCCGTGTATGTCAACAGACGAAATGGACATTTTGTCCTTGACCGTGGCAGCAAAACGGCTAAGCTCCGATCACCGTGTTTTAACACTTTTCGGATGGTGATTAGCCGCATGTTCGATGCGAAGCGTTTTCTGGCGGACCATTTTCGCACCCCGGCGGAAGCCGTGGCGCAGATCCGGGCGCATGGCCTGGTTCAGCCGCCCAAGGAAGACGCCGTGCGTAAGTGGTTCGCTCGCGGCAGTCTGCCGGCAGAATGGCTGGCCGTTGCTATGGAGACGATCCGCTGGCGATCGGGGGCGGTCGTGAACATCCGCAACTATATCCGCGCCGACACGACGGCGCCGGACATCGAGTGTTCTGTTCTCGACTGAAGTGGGGGATATGGCGAATGACGCCTTCCGACGACATGGCCGCCGAGGCCAAATGGTACTGGACCTGCGTGAAAACGGGTCGGGAGATCATCCGCATGCGCGGATACGCCGATCCGGAAGTGCTGGATCTGATCGAGGAGCTGAAGCGGCTGTATCACTGGTCCACGTGGCCGACGCTGCGCCTGCGCATCCAGGCCAACATGGCCCGGTGCCGGATCGAGGTCCCCGGCGCGCCCCTCGATCTGCCGGAAGCGGCTCCATGATCGAGATCGTGCTGGCGGGGCCGCCGATGGGCAAGGAGCGCGTCCGCTTCGTCCGGGCAACCGGACGGGCCTTCACGCCGGAGCGGACGGTGAACTACGAAGGCCGGCTCGCACTGGCGGCTCAGGCCGTGATGGCCGGGCGGCCGTTGCTGACCGGTCCGATCCGGGCGGATGTCGTGGTGCTGATGCCGATAACGGCCAGCAAGCCGCGATGGTGGAAGCTGGCCGCTGCTGTGGGCGCCGAACGTCCGACGAAGAAGCCGGATTGGGACAACTTCGGCAAGATCCTTGACGCACTGAACCTGATCGTCTGGGCGGACGATGCTCAAGTGGTAGACGGAAGGGTGCGAAAGTACTTCGGCGAACGGCCAGGGCTCGTAGCCCGGTTGACGCCGATCACGGAACAAGAACAGCCGCCAGAATGGGCTTTGGCGGCTTTGTCCGGCATGACGACTGACGATGAAGGAGTTCTGTCATGAAGATCGAGGAAGGGAAGTTCTACCGGACGCGGGGCGGCAAGAAGGTCGGCCCGATGCGACGCCGAGAGCGTAACGTGGTTAGTCGTGAACTCGGGCCGTCGCGGAAATGGCCCTGGGATGCTGGAGGCGTGTCCTACACTTCGAGAGGGGCGGCGTTTCTGGATGGCGGTTCCGATAGCGCGGGTCTTGTCGCCGAGTGGGTCGATGATCCGGCACCGGCCGAACCGATCACCAAGCGCGCCCTGCTGGAGAAGGCCATTGACGCCGTCGCCGATCGCGGGCTGAACTACGGCAAGCCCGAGGACAATTTCCAGCGCATCGCGAACCTGTGGAACGCGCATCTGGAGAACCGCGGCCTGCGATCGGAATGGGCACTGACGGCCGTGGACGTGGCCAACATGATGGCGCTGATGAAGATCGCCCGGCTGGAGCACCAGCCGAACCACCAGGATAGCTGGACCGACCTGGCCGGCTATGCGGCCTGCGGTGCGGAAATCGCTTGCAAGGACGCTTGACACTTTGTCCTGTATGTCGTTAAATGCGACATACAGTGACTGATTTGCATGACGAGACGGTTTGACTGGAGAGATGGTCATGAGCGGTGAACAGCGGCACTATCCTTGGGCTCCAATCGCGGGCGCCATTTATAACGGTCACGCTGACCGCGCCGCACGGCACATGTACCGGGCCGCTCAGTATCTCGCTGCCAATAACCCGGCTTTTGCCAAGGGTTCGCTGCTCAAGGCGATCCGCGCCGCTGAACAGGCGGAACAGGCGCTCAAGCTACTTCAGCCAAAATTTGTCGAGCCCTCCACGTTCAAGGCGCGCGGCGAATGATCCCAAAGCCAAACCAGCTCTCAGGCGCGCAGTTCCTGGCCGATCGGGACCGCGCGCTGCTGGCGGATTATCCGCGTGTCGGCAAGACCGGCTCGGCGATCATCGCGGCCGACTACATCCTTGCCCGGACCATTCTCGTCATCACGACGGCCTCCGGACGTATGGTGTGGAAGGCCGGCTTCCCCGACTGGTCCCGCTTCGGCCGCACGGTCGCACTCGGGCCGGACACGAAGGCCGATGTGTGCATCGTGTCGTGGAACGCGATCACCCAAGCCGCCGTGCGGGCGCGGCTGCTGGCGCGGGAATGGGATCTGCTGATCCTGGACGAAGCGCACGCCGCCAAGAACTTCGAGACGAAGCGCACGCAGTCCGTGTACGGGCAGCTTCACCGCGACGGCGCCGAGCTGTTCACGTCCTCGGCGCTGACGGCGCGGGCGAAGACTGTCTGGCCGCTGACCGGTACTCCAATACCGAATTCACCGCTCGATGCCTACCCGATGCTGCGGGCGCTGTGCCCGGAGCGGCTGCGCGCCATCGGCGGATGGCCGGATGTCACGGTCTGGTCGGCTTTCAAGGCCCGCTACGCCAAGACCCGGCCCATGAAGGTCGGCAAGGGCGCATGGGGGAAGTGGATCGACGTGTTCGTCGAGGGTCGGAACGTGGACGAGCTGCGCGCCCGGATGGATGGCTTCTACTTGCAACGCACGCAGCAGGACGTCGGCATCCTGGAGCCCGAGTTCGAGATCATGCCGCTAGAGAGCAGCGAGATCGACGTGACCGTCGATGCCAAGGCTGTTCTGGACGCGGCGCGAGATGGCCGAACCCGCGATCTGGAGATGCACCTTGGCCCGCTGCGCCGGCTGACCGGCGAGATCAAGGCCGGGCTTGTCGCCTCGGCGGTTCTCGAAGAGATGGACGCCGGGCTCGACAAGGTCGTGCTGGCGTACTGGCATCGCGACGTGGGCGACGCATTGGCCCGTGATATGGCGCGTGTCGGTTCTGTCCGGATTGACGGATCGACACCGACGACAGCTCGTGCGGAGGCCGTCGCGGCGTTCAACCAATCCGGTGGACCCCGTGTGTTCCTGGCGCAGATCCAGGCGGCGGGCGAGGCCATCGATCTGTCTCGGGCGAAGCATCTGATCTTCGTCGAGAGCAGCTTCGTACCGAAGGACATGCTGCAGATGTCGTTGCGCGTGACGAACCACACCCAGGCCGTACGGCCGCTGGTGCGCGTGGCAACGCTGGCGGGGAGCGTCGATGACGCTCTCCAGAAAGTCCTCATGCGGAAATGGACCGCGATCAAGGGAGTGTTGGGAAGATGACGTACGAGATCGAAGATGGAATTCCGCTGCCGCCACGAACGCGCTCGCCCCGTGCCGGGACGAAACCGGACCCGAACAGTTTCATCGGCACGCTGCGCCGGCTGAAGGTCGGCCAGAGCGTTTTCGTGCCGCGTACGCAGAAGTGGGCCACTGGCGCTGTCTCAGCGGCCAAGAAGACAACCGGCCAGACATACAGCGTTCGCACCGTCGAAGGCGGCTGCCGCGTCTGGCGCGTGTCCTGATCGTCAACAAAGGAGAACGACAATGGCAATCGAAATTCACATCAGCGCCGATACGGCTGGCGAAGCGCGGCGGCAGATGGAAGAACTGCTAGGCCCGAAGACCCTCCGCGTCGAATGGGTCGATGCCGGCGCGATCGACAGCGGCAAGCTGCTCGACAAGCTGAACGAGACCGACACGGCAATCCGTCCATGCACTCCTGCCGATGTTGAACCGGCAGCGACCGAAGCCGTGACGGCAACGACCGCCGATCCGACGGACTTCCCGAATACGACCTCCGCGGAGGCCAAGAAGCGTACCCGCCGGACGAAGGCCGAGATGGAAGCGGCCCGCACCGCCGAGACCGCACCGGCCGAAGCCCCGCAGATCAGCACGGGCGATGAACGTGTCGGCCCCGAGGACGACGCCGAGACCGCCGCCCAGGATGCGGCGGACGAAGCGGCCGAGGTCGAGGCCAGCCGCGACCCCGAGAAGCCGCTGACCAAGGACGATCTGCGCTCGGCCGTGGGGGACTACATGAACGCCTACCCGAAGGACACTGCGAACGCCGATCTGTTCGCGATTTTCGAGCAGGCGCTGGGGCCGGTCCCCGCCGGCACCACCAACAAGGACGGCCGCGTCGTCGATAAGTGGATGCTGTCGGCCATCCCAGAAGACCAGGCCACGCTGGCGAAGGCCGTCGCCGCCGTCGCCGACGCGGTGAAGAACAACCCCTTCAAGCGGGAGCGCGTGTGATGCTAGACGCCGACGAAGTGCGGCGGCTGCTCGATTATGACCCCGCCACCGGCATCTTTCGGTGGCGGGTGCGAACGAGCAGCCGCGCGGCGGCAAATTCCGTTGCGGGATTTGACCGACACGATGGGTATCGGCTGATCGGCATCGGCGGGCGGATATACTTGGCGCACCGGCTCGCGTGGGTGCACGTTCACGGCGAGTGGCCAGAGGCGGAGATCGATCACATCGACTGCAACCCGGCCAATAACGCGCTCGCTAACCTGCGCCCTGCCACGCGCGCTTTAAACCAGCGGAACTCACGAAAACCACGAAATAACTCATCCGGAGTGAAGGGCGTTACTTGGCACGCCAAGGACGCAAAGTGGCAGGCGCAGATAAAGCTGCGGGGCCGATGTCATTATCTTGGCCAGTTCGATGACATTGCCCAAGCCGCAACGGCCTACGCTAGCGCTAGCGTCAAGCTGCACGGCGAATTTGGGAGGCTTGCATGATTGACCACGGAACTCGCGAGCATGCGCAGTGGTCGGCTAGCGCGACGGCTCGTAATGTCCAGTGTCCCGGCGCGCTTACGCTTGCGCGCTTCGCGCCACCGCAAAAGGAGAGTATCCACGCTGCCAGAGGGACGGCTGCTCATCAAGCTGCTGAAAAGTGCCTGCGAACCGGGTGCGCGCCCTCCGACCTGCTGGGCGGGATCGAGGCCACGAAAGAGCACAGCATCGTACTTGACGAGGAACTGATCGCGTCTGCCGAAGCCTACGTCGATTATGTGCGTGAGCGCGGCGGGGATCTCCAGATTGAGCAGCGTTTCTCGCTCGACAGCCTAAGACCGCCGTTTGAAGCCGGCGGCACGGCTGACGCTGTCATATACCATGCTGCGACACGAACGCTTCAGGTCGTCGATCTGAAAAATGGCCAAGGCATCGTCGATGTGAAGGGCAACCCCCAGCTTCGCACCTACGGGCTCGGGGCACTGCTCGCCAACCCGAAGCTGAAAGTCGAGACCGTCACGGTCACGATCGTCCAGCCTCGGGCGCCGCACAAGGACGGCCGCATCCGCTCCGAGACGTTCCACGTCACGGATCTGATCGACTGGACGGCGGACCTGCTCGACAGCATGCACCGGGCGAAGCAGGCCATGGACGCCTACGACGCCGCTGCCGGCAACAGCGTCCTACTGGACGATTGGGCCGAGCAGTGGCTGAAGCCGGGCAAGTGCACGTTCTGCCCCGTGGAAGGCCAATGCCCGGCCTTGCGCAAGCAGGCGCTGGCCGTGGCCAACCTGTGGGTGGATGACGCTGGAGCGCCCCGCATCGGCAACATCCCCGGCGAGATGTCCCCGGAGACCCTGGGCGCCACGCTGGACATGCTCCCGATGCTGGAGGACTGGGTCAAGGCTGTCCGCGCCTACGCCCATTCTCTGGCCGAGGGCGGTGTCGAGATCCCCGGCTACCAGCTCGTCGAGAAGATCGGCAACCGGGCCTTCATCGAGGGCCAGATCGGCGAGCTGATCGCGGACCTGCGCGACGCCGGCATCGCCCTCGACGACATGTATTCCGAGCCGAAGCTGAAGAGCCCGGCTCAGATGGAGAAGCTGCTGGGCGCCAAGCGCAAGGCCCTTCTCAACCCCTACGTTCACCGGCCGGTGAACGGAACGAACTTGGTCTCGACGGCCAAGACCTCCCGCCCCGCGGCCGCGCCGGCCGCGACGGCCTTCCTCGAAAAGTGAGACTGTGATCATGGCGATGTACCGGACCGCTGACTTCAAGACCCCGATCTGCCGGGTCTCTTACGCGCAGAACCTGTTCAAGGCCCGCAAGCAGGGCGACGGCCCGACGGCAAAGGAGAAGTTCGGCGCCACGCTGATCTTCCCCAAGGCCGCCCTGACCGAGAAGATCCTGCAGCCGCAGGGCGCCTACGCCGGCACACTCGTCTCGCTGGAAGCGCTGGTCGCCGAGGCGATCACGGGCGAGTGGGGTGACAAGGGACTGGCGAAGGCCAAGGCCGGGCTGATCAAGTCCCCGTTCCTGGCTGGCGATGGCAAGGAGGCCCGAAACAAGGAAACGGGCGAACTGCATCCGGGCATGGGCTCGGACGTGTTCTTCATCCGCACCCAGGCCAATGCCGATCGGCCGCCGAAGGTCTCTTCCTCGGCGTCGGCCTTCCTCGCAGCGACCGAGGAAGACGTCTATTCGGGCTGCTACGGCTTCGCGGTGATCAACGCCTTCGCTTGGTCGAATCCGCAGAACGGTGACGGCGTGTCGTTCGGCATCTCCATGTTCTTCAAGAAGAGCGATGGGGATCGGCTGGGCGGCTCGGGCAACTCGAACCCCGACGCATGGACCGAAAACGTCGAGACCTCGGCCGCGCCGGAAACGACCAAGGGCGGTGCCGGCGCGGGCGGGCTGTTCGGCGCCAGCGGCGGCTCGGCACTGGACTGACCTGTCCGGAATGACGACTGACGGCGGCCATGGTGGTCGCCGTCACAACACCGGAGGACTGCATGCACTACAGATTAAAATCCGATAGCAAGATCGAGGCGAAGGCTGTCGCCGGAACCCTTGTGTTCCCGAGCAAAGGCTACGACTACGGGCTCGCGAGGGACGACACTCGGTTCACTGGGGTGCAGCACGTCAGCGTCACGCTGGACCCCGAAGGCGGCTACCCGTTCTTTACGCATCCACTGTCCGATCTGGAGGTCATCGATGGCTGATATCGGGCACAACACGGGCGGCGAGGCGCTGGACTGATCTGTCTGGAATGACGACTGACGGCGACCATGGTGGTCGCCGTCACAACACTGGAGGACTATGGAATGGATGAGTACACCGGTTGTGCGAGTGAGGCCTATGGCGTCGCAGGCGAAGCGTCGAAGAACGCCTTCGATCCGGGGCGCAAGATCTCCGAATTCGAGAACGCCACGGCGGTAGCGCATCTGGCCTACGAGGTCGCCAGCGTCACCGATGCGGTCGTGCAGCGGTTGTGCGGCACATGGCCGGAGACGGCGAATGGGCTCTCCAGCGGCAGTCCGACGCCATCGGCCAATGGCGCGCTGGCACAGCTCGGCGCGGATCTGGCGTCAATAACCGACCAGTTGCACCGCATCCGCACGGCGGTCCGGCGCATCGAAGCGGGGCTGCCCAATGGCTGATATCGGGCACAACACGGGCGTCGAGGTCTCGAAGCTGAAGAACTTCTTCGAGCGCATCGACCGGCTCCAGGACGAGCAGAAACTACTCGGCCAGGACATCAAGGAGGTCAAGGCCGAGGCGAAAGCCGCGGGCTTCGACATGAAGGCGTTCAACAAGGCGTATGCCCTGTGGAAGCTGGAGAACGAGCAGAAGGCCATGCTGGGCGTCTACGTGGACGCGCTGGAGATCTTCAGCGTTCTGGACTGACGCGCACGGCGCCGTTGATTTTGTCGTCTTTGTCGGTTGACATACGGCAATCTGTGACATACAAAAAGGATGTCATACATCAGCGGCGCCGCTGGCGCTCCGGAGGAACTGACCAGATGCTTGACGAACTCGACTTCGAGATCCGCGTCGCCGCCTGCGAGAATGTCCGCGCCGCCCGGCGCGACCGGATCACCACTCGCGTGCTCTACATCGCGCCGGCCATGGCCAGGATCTTGGTCGATGAGTTCTTGGACCTCAACGACCGTCTCGCATGCCGTCAGGCGCTGGGCCGGTACTTCACCCCCGACGACGTCTACGACTTGCTGGACGCGGCGCTGGCTGAAGCGCGCGACATGCTCTCTATTCGGAAAGGGACTGTGCAATGAACGGTTTTCACTTCGCACTTATCGGGGTCGGTTTCCTCGGCCTTGTCGGATGGGCGCTGTACGAAGATGCAGTGGCATTCGACAAGCACGTCGCTGCGACATATGCACAGTGCGTCGCCGATGGTGCGAACAAATGGACCTGTGAGGCTGTCGTTTCATCGATGCGCGCCAAGCGATCTGCGGATGATGCTGCGGCCTTGAGCGCTGCGTATATCGGCATCGCCGCCGGGTCGGCAGGAAGGCGTTGATAATGACGACTGACATCTTTCGCGTTATCGCGCTGGCCCTGTGCTTTGCCGTCCCGGCTTCGGCCCACGAAGCCATGTCCGGCTGGGAGTACCCGATCAAGTGCTGCTCGGGCACCGACTGCTACGAGATCGGCGCCGCCGATTTCGAGACGACCGACGCTGGCTACCGGATCAAGGCATCCGGCGAGACGCTGGAGTGGACCGACCGGCGGATAAAGCCGTCCGGCGACGGCCGCTGGCACCGCTGTTCCTACGGCGGCGCGAAGACCGCGCTGACGATCTGTTTCTTCGTTCCTGGAGGTGCGTGATGAGCGCTTGGGAGACCCCCGGCCAGTCAGACGAATGGTACACGCCTCGCTACATCTTCACGGCGCTGGGCTGCACCTTCGACCTCGACCCGGCCAACGCAGCGATTGGCGGCGCCAACGTGCCCTGCCGCGAGAGCTACGGCACCGAGGGCCTTGAGCGTCCTTGGGATGGCTTCGTATGGCTGAACCCGCCGTTCGGCGGTCGCAATGGCATCCTGCCGTGGCTGGTCAAATTCATCGGACACGCGAACGGAATTGCGCTCACGCCAGACCGCACCAGCGCGCCGTGGTTTCAGTGGTCGGCGCGCCACATGCACGCCGTCCTGTTTCTGTCGCCGAAGGTCAAGTTCGAGCGCCCGGATGGATCGCTCGGCAAGAGCCCCAGCACCGGGACGGCGTTGATGGCCATCGGTCCAGACGGCGTTCGTGCGCTGAAGCGCGCGGCGCATCTCGGCCTTCTTGTCCGGAATAACGACTGATGGAAGCCCTGATCCGACAAGCCCTCGCCGACGGCGCAGATGGGTTGACCCTGTGGCATCGCTCCGGCGAGTGGCAGGCCAATCTGCGCAACAAGCACGGTGGCTGGCAATGCGCCACCGACCCCGATCCGATCGTCGCGTTGCGCAAGGCGCTGCGGCCAGGACCGCAACCCGTCGAACCTGAATGGAGTGTTCTCGAATGAAACGGTTCCGCTATGAACCCTCGACGTGGACCGAGGAAAGCGATCGCTGCGGCGACTGCAACCAGGTCCAGTACACGTCAGTGGACGGCTACGACATCATCGACGGCGCGACCCAGATCGCCTTCACGCGCGATCATTACGCTGCCGAAATGATCGTAGACGCGCTGAACGCATCTGTCGAGAATGGCGGCTGACCATGGCCGACCGTCTCGCACTTCGCCGTCAGCGGCGGCTGGAGGTTCATCTGGCCACGGCCTCCAGGATGCACCCGATCGCGGCGTTCGCCGCCGAGCAACTGATCGACCACCCGCAGACCACGGACGAGTTCATGAAGCGGGTCGGCATCAACCGCGGCGTCCTGACGAACTGGCGAACCGGCAAATCGCCCACGATGGCGACGATCGAGCCCCTGCTGTCCGCGCTTGGCTACAAGCTGGCTGTCGTACCGCTTGACCACCCCTCTTTTGTCCGGAAAGGCGACTGATGCGTATTGCGGCTCTGTTCGTCGAGCGCGACGGCGCCTACTACGGGCTGCCAGACGTGGATCCGTGGGATGAAGCACGTGATGCCAGGGCCTACGCCGGTCCTTGGCCGGTTGTGGCGCATCCGCCGTGCCAACGCTGGGGCAAGTTCTGGGCGGGGCAGCCACTGTTCATCAAGCGGACGGGCATCCGCAAGATCAAGGGCGACGACGGCGGCTGTTTTGCCGCGGCGCTGGCCTCTGTTCGCGAGTGGGGTGGCGTGCTGGAGCACCCGTGGCAAAGCCACGCTTGGCCGTATTTCGGCCTTGCAGTGCCACCGCGTGCCGGCGGGTGGATCAAGGCCGATGAATACGGCGGCTGGACATGCTGCGTCGAGCAAGGCCGTTACGGCCACTACGCGCGCAAGCCGACGCTGCTATACGCCGTCGGTGTGCAGCGCCCGGAACTGGATTGGGGCATCGGCGAAGCCCGACTGGACCCTGCCGTGGTCGAGCGCATGGGTCTTGCACGGGCCAAGCGTCTCGGCGAGGTCGGTGCCCGCGGCGGCGGGCAGAACAGCACGCCGCGTATTCACACCCCGCCGGCCTTCCGCGACCTTCTGCTGCGGATGGCGTCCACAATAGCGACAGACGACGATTGGAGTGTTCTCGAATGACCGACAACGATGACGATCTGCGCCTCGCCCGCGGCATCCGCAACGGCATCGGCTACGGCCTGGTGATGTGGCTGGCCCTGATCGGGGCGGCCTGGCTGGTGTGGGCGACGCGATGAGCGACGAGATCTGGAAAGCCATCCCCGGCTTCGAGGGAAGCTACGAAGTCTCGGATCAGGGCCGGGTGCGAAGCTTGGACCGCTGCGTGATGCGGAATAGCCGTTGGGGTCCGATAATGCGCCGCTACCACGGCTGCGTACTATCGCCTCTCACCAACCATGCGCGGGGCGGGTACAGGTATGTCAACTTGAGCGTAGACGGAGTTCAAACCTTGCGCCGCGTATGCGTCTTAGTGGCGGCAGCTTTCATAGGGCCGAAGCCGGACGGGATGGAGACACGACATCTAAACGGGCAAGCCGCTGACGATCGCTTGGCCAATCTTGTCTACGGCACGCACCGGGAAAACATCAGCGACAAAATCGCCCACGGAACGCATCAGGTCGGCGAAGCTGTTCCCGTGTCGCGGCTCAAGGAGCATCAAGTTCGCGAAATACTATCATCCCGCATGAGCGCTAACGTGATCGCCGCGAAATTCGGAGTTCATCCGGGGCATATAAACAATATCCGGCGCGGAGTTAGGTGGGCTCATGTCAGAATGTCGAATTGATTTTGAAACGAGATCTGACGTCGATCTTCGCAAGTGCGGCACTGGCCCCTATTTCGAGAGCGAACACTTTCGGCCGCTCGGGGCTTCCTACCGTATCGGCGTCGGGGCGCTGCGTGATTGGGAGTTCGGCGAGCCGTGCCCCGAAGACCTCCGCGCCCATCTGGCCTCCGGCGGCTATGTGCGCGCCTTCAACGCCTCCTTCGAGCGCAAGTGCCTGAACTGGCTGGCCGAGAACTGCGGCTGGCCGAAGGTCGCGATCGACCGCTATCGCTGCACGGCGGCCGAAGCGGCGGCCATGTCTCTGCCGCGGAGCCTTGACGGCGTCGGTGAAGCCTTGGGCCTCGCGATCCGCAAGGACAAGGAAGGCGTTCGCCTGATCCGAAAGTTCTCGATCCCACGCCGGCCGCGCAAAGGCGAAGACCCGAATGGCCTCTACTGGAACGAGCCCGCGGACCATCCGGAGGACTACGCGCTCTTTGTCGGCTACCGACGCCAGGATGTGCTGACGGAAGAAGCAGCGGCCGAGAAGATCGTCCCGCTCTCCGCCTACGAACAACAAGTCTATACCCTCAACGAAATTTGCAACGATCGCGGCGTCCGCATCGACCGCACATCCGCGCGGGCCGCGCTGGCGCTGGCCGAGAAGGCGAAGAAGGCGCTGGACCGGGAAATGCGCGAAGCCACCGACGGCTACGTGCCGGCGTGCTCGCAGCCCGGCAAGCTGGTCGAATGGGTGCAGGCCCAAGGCGTCGAGCTGCCGAGCGCAGCGAAGGCCGACATCGTGGAGTTGCTGGACTGCGACGATGTGCCGGCCCATGTGCGACGCGCGCTGGAGATCCGGCAGGAAGCCGCCAAGACCTCGGTGGCCAAGCTGCAGGCCATGCTGGACCGGGCCTCAGCCGATGGCCGTGTGCGCGGCTCATCGATGTACCATGCCGCCGGCACGGGCCGGTTCCAGTCGTCCGGCGTTAATTTCGGCAATATGCCACGCCCGCGCAGGATCTACGATGACCAAAAGCCGCGCAGTGACGTACTGTTTACTACGTTCCGAAGCAGAGACCCACAGCGGCTGCCATTTCTTTACCCGGAAACGCCGAAGCCGCTGCCTCTGGAAACGCGAGATCTGCTGCTGCCGTCGCAAGATGGCGTGCTAGGGCGGCCGCTGCATATCATCTCCGATGCGATCCGTGGCTTCATATGGTCTGCGCCTGGTCACGATCTCATCCAGGCAGACTATTCCGGCATCGAAGGCGCCGTGATCGCGTGGCTGGCCGGCGAAGACTGGAAGGTCAAGGCGCTGCACGACATCATCGCCGACCCGTCCCTGCCGGACATGTACCGGCGCACGGCAGCGGCCATTCTCGGGCTGCCCGTCGAGGAAGTGGACAAGAAGCACTGGGCGCGGCAGGCCGTCGGCAAACCGGCTGACTTGGGTCTTGGTTATGGCGGAGGGGTATCAGCCTTCCTGACCTTCGCGCGCGCCTACGGCGTCAATCTGGCCGGGGTCGCACCGAAGCTGCTGGCCGCCGCCATCCCCGAGCACGCGGAGAAGGCGGCCCGGCGCTACGAGGGCGAGCTGAAGCGCGGCCGCTCCAAGACGGATGTGCTGTCGCGCGACGTCTGGATCGCCTGCGAGATTGCCAAACTGGGCTGGCGCGCCGCCAATCCGGCCATCGTCGGCTGGTGGCGCCGGCTGGAGGGGGCCGCCTGTGACGCCGTGCGGGACCCTGGCACGGTCGTCAATGCCGGCCCGGCTGACTATCTCGTGGCGAACGACTTCCTGTGGTGCCGCCTGCCGTCCGGGCGTTGCCTGGCCTATGGTGCCCCGAAGCTGAAGGATCAGGTCTGGGCGAAGGTGAAGCTGGATGACGGCTCGTGGGGCGATGATGAGGTCATGGACCGCGACGACGCCGAACGCCGCGCCGTGAAAGGCTTCGTCCAGATCACCGGGTCAAGCTCGCCGAAGGTGACGGCGCTGGGCGTGAACAGCGTCACCAAGAAGTGGGAACGCTTCGCGCTCTACGGAGGGCTCGCCGCGGAAAACGTGACCCAGGCAACGGCCCGTGACCTGCTGGTCAACGGCATGTTCAAGGCCGAGGCGGCCGGCTACCCGATCATCGCCACGGTCTACGACGAGATCATCTGCGAAGTGCCCCGTGGCTTCGGATCGGTCGCCGAGTTCGAGCGCATCATCTGCGAGCTGCCGGCATGGGCGGACGGTCTGCCGCTGACGGCGGGCGGTTGGCGGGGCAAGCGCTACCGTAAGGAATGAGGGCGCCGCAGCGCCCCCACATTTTTGGCCGGGGTCGTGAGCACCCACTTCGAGGGGTAGAAGGCGTTCGGGGACGGGAAGCCTTCACTCGATTGCGCACGCCCCTCCGCGCTTGAAGTTATTTCTCTGCCGCGAGTGCAGGATGCGCCCTCAGTTGCCTCGCTTCTTCGGGAGCTGGGGCACTTTGAGTTGGTCAGCTTCTTTCGCTGGCGCAATTCG